TATAATGGAACTTTGGTTGGTAACACAATATGACGTAGAACCTAAAACAGAAGAACATAATATTCCTTTTCAGATTGGTATATTTGACGACGAGAAAATTGCTGAGAATATCACCATGAGCCTTCAGCAAATATATGGAGATAAGTATCTTTTCCTTATGACTCCTTTTGATTTGAATCAAACCTATATCCGATCAGACGACAATCTTGAAGAACTGGCAGGCGATACGCTGGAAAGCCTCATCAAGTCTGGACATATTGACTATAAAATTGACGAAAATGGTAAATTTCTTTATGAGCTAACAGAAAAAGGACGTAAACATCTGGACATGGAGTAATATAATGTTACAGTATGTAGGCAGTTACAACTAACTGCCGACACTTTGCGATCCGGATTCACTATGTCATACGGACTAGATCCGAATTCAGCCCATCATCCGGACGCTTTTTAACCCTGTGGTGTAATTGGTAACACATCGGACTTTGACTCCGACATTCCAAGTTCAAGTCTTGGCAGGGTTATTATGCCGGAATGGTGGAATTGGTAGACACGCGAAATTTAGGATTTCGTGCCCCACGGGCGTGCAGGTTCGAGTCCTGTTTCCGGTAATCCTGCTCGGCAGGATAAGCATGTAGAGGTTATTGCTAAAATCAGACTGGACGGGGGATCGTTGCCCCCCACCTCCAATTTTTTCTTACGATCTCCATCGTTTTTGGTGTATAGTATAATATAAACTACTATTGCCTAAAATGGAGATTGTGATGAAAACAGTAACACTCGTCTGCGAAACCTGTAATGAAGAATTTGAAAAATCGAAAGGAGAATATAACAGAAGAAAAAGACTGGGGAAAAATAAGTTTTATTGTAGTTTGTCCTGCTCCGCAAAGAGTCCAGAGAATCTGAAGCATATTGTTGAGAACAAATCAGATTTTCCAATTTGGGAGCATTCTCATAATAGAAGGGATGAACTGTCGCCATTTAGAGAAACTTTTAGGAGACTAAAAAATAGGGACAAAGAAGTTACTGTAACTTTAGAGTCTCTGAAAGAAATTTGGGACTCTCAAAAAGGCATTTGTCCTCTTACTGGCTGGACATTAGAACTTCCAACTCAATCTAAAAATTACAAACTAAAATTAAGAACAGCAAGTCTTGATAGAATTGATAATTCAAAAGGGTATGCTGTAGACAATGTTAGATTTGTTTCTGTTATGTTTAATCTTGCTCGAAATCAATTTTCAGATGAAGACGTTATAGAATTCGCACGAGCGGTTACTAAAACAACGGGGGTGAATGGAATTGACAGGTGACGTAGGTAATGGCTGCATGTCGAGGTTGGTCAGTGGGCCTCGTAAAAAGCTGACCAAAAGTTAAATGCAGAACCTAGTTTTGCTCTGGCAGCGTAAGTTGTCACGAGGAGTTGCCCGTCCTTGTCACCAAAACGGGCTTTTTATTTATTAAAGGAAGACTGAGCATGAATAGTTGGGATTGTTCGTTTTTAGATATGGCGGAAACCATCGCGAAGAAATCAAAAGATCCTTCTACCAAGGTTGGTGCTGTTATTGTTGATGATCAGAACAGACCTGTTTCTTGGGGTTATAATGGTTTTCCAAGGAAGATTGAGGACACGCCAGAGCGATTAAATAATCGTGATCTAAAGTTACAGCATACTGTTCATGCGGAAATTAATGCCATTCTATTTGCTGAACGATCAAGGCTGGAAGGTGCTACTTTGTACACTTATCCCTTTATGCCATGCTCCAGTTGTTGTATTTTAATAATTCAGTCTGGCATTCAGAGAGTTGTTTCGTATAATGACGACACAGAAAGATGGCAGGAATCTTTCGAGAAATCCAAGACCATGTTCAAGGAAGCTGGAATACAACTATTCCTTTATGAGAAAGAATAAGAATGTTAAACACTTTGGTTCTTAATGCTAATTATGTACCATTGTCTGTAATTAACGAGCAGCGGGCTGTTGTGTTGGATATCAACCATCCAAACATGACAGTCCTTTCTTATTATGATAAAAAGATAATTGGACTATCTGAATCTTATAACATTCCAGCGGTAATGGTTTTAAATAAATACATCAAAATGCACCACAAAAAACACTACCCCACCAAAAGAAATATTAGACTCAGAGACAAAGGAACTTGTGGGTATTGTGGTATAAATTTGGATTCTAAAAACTTCACAATTGACCATATCATTCCGATATCACATTTCAAAAAAAGGCAAGAAGCTAACACTTGGGAAAACCAAATTTCATGTTGTAAATCTTGTAATAGTAAGAAAGGAAATAGAACACCAGAGCAGGCCGGAATGGAGTTAAAACGGAACCCAAAACAGCCAAAAAACATAATATTTTACAATAAGCCGCCTCAAGAATGGCAGCCTTATTTGTGATATGGTGTATAATTTTATGCCGTCATTAATGTAATCAAGTGTGCTACCTATACAAGAAAGGTCGAGTTATGAATAGAAGGTCATTTATCAAACATGGTGCATTTGTTGGTGGGTCATTTTTAACATACGGTAATGTTTTTGCCAGTTCCAATAATAATCCAAATCCAGATGACACAGCAGTATTGTTTGTGTTTTTAAATGGTGGAGCAACACACATTGAAACATTTAACCCTGTACCACAGGCACCAGTGGAATTCAGATCAACTACAGGTGCTATTGACACAAATGTACCCGGACTGCAAGTTGGTGGACTATTTAAGAATCTGGCCCAACGAGCAAATAAAGTGGTGATTCCAAGAGCATTTGGTCATAAAGACCAAAACCATGCAAGTTCTGTCCACTGGGTCGTAACGGGCGAACCTAACTTTGGTGCTGGTACAAATTCAAAATGGCCCAGTCACGGTAGTGTTATGAGTCGCTACCACGGCACCAATGCCGCAAATGGACTTCCAACATACATTAAACTGGGTAAATTTCAGCACGATGCCGCCGCTTGGCTAGGAGGTAAATACACTGGATACGATGCCGATGCACAAGGTAGAAAAGATCTTCAGCTTATAAGTGGAAGTGATAGATTCAAGTCAAGAATAAACATATTGGATATTGTAGATAGTAATTTCACCAAAACTAATAAATCCCACCAAGTCGTACAAGATTGGGGTGATTTGAAAGGTCAAGCAATCAATGTTGTATTAGGTGATGCATCAGAAGCATTTAAAGTAGAAGAAGATGCTAAATATAAGGATTTTCAAGCATCTCAATTTGGCAAAGATTCACTTACAGCAATTAGACTTCTTGAAGCTGGAGCAAAATTTGTTACGATTACCACTGGCGGATGGGATATGCATAGCAATATCGTTGGAGGATTAAATAATCGTCAGGTTGAGCTAGATAATTACTTGGGCAAGATTATGGATACTCTTGAAGAAAGAGGCATGTACAAAAGAGTTATGCTTGTAGTCACTTCTGAATTTGGAAGAACTCCAAAAGTAAATGGCAATGCTGGACGAGACCATTTTGGTAGAGTTGCTCCTTTAATGATTAGTTGTGGTAGTTATGATATGGGAAGAACTATTGGAACCACCACGGCAAATGCTGACGATTTTGATCAAGATAGAACAACTCCAGAAGATTTAACTTGGACTATTTTTGATCATTTGAACATGAAAAAAGATACTAGATATGTTGCGACAGATGGAAGACCACACGATATTGTTAAAAAGAATGCTAAAAACATTTTGAAGGATTTTTCGTAATGAACAGAGAAGAAATACAATACATTAAAGAGTTAGCTTTTGCTCCTCAAGGAGTTTGCGGATCTCTTCCAGATAAAAACAGAACTACCAAAGAAGGTATTTTTAATGACGCTTTTGAGGCAGCATCTGATTGGTATGGTAATTATCCTTTAGGAGATGTTTTTTACCCAAAATTAGGAAGGATTAGAACGTCTCATCTCAGAAAAGAATGTAAGAAACATATCTACAAAAATGCCAAATTCACAAACAAACCTTCTGGGTTTTTACCTTCTTTTGTGTGGTGGTGGCTAGCTAAAATTGTAATAAATTGGATTATTGACAAAATCATACATCATCTACTGGAGAAATACACAAGATGAATAATTTTAGGGACTTAAGGAAAACTATTTTTTGCGATATTGATGGCACGATCTTTCACCATAAAAAAGATCTACATGCTATGCTAACTGAAAAACCCATCTTACTTCCGGGTGTAATTGAGAGATTTACAGAGTGGAGACTAAAGGATTATTTTATCCTTATCACCACAGCCCGTCCAGAAGGCACCAGAAGGGCCACTGAGCAACAACTAAATTCATTTGGTATCTTTTACGACAAACTAATTATGGGGCTTCCTACGGGCAGCAGAATGGTCGTAAACGATAGAAAACCAGATGGGATGAATACGGCAGAAGCTGTATGCTTAGACAGAAACGCCGGACTATTATCCAGAGACGATCTTAGATAAAATCTCGCTAGAGCTATTAATTTTTGGCAAAGCAAGAAACACCGGAAGTATGTGGAATTTTTCGCATACTTCCTTTTCTTTTGGGTCTGAAGTAACTCTATCACCAGAATTAAAAAAATAAATTCTGACATCTTCAGACTTGTCTCCAGCCGGAATATTTAATAAATGAGTACCTTGCTCTATATGCCGCCCAAGTGCCTCTAAATCCGATGCAACATTAATCTCTTTGCTTTGAGATATCTTAGCTGACCAAACGCCTTTGATATTTTTAACAACCTCAAGGCGTTCATTCTCATCCATAAACTCTTGACTGCCTTTTAACTTTACCTGCTCATCATTATTAACAATGGCAAATAAATGATCAACCATCTTAGCCGACTCTTGAATATACTGAATGTGACCACTATGAATTGGATTTGCGAATAAGCTTACTACCCCAATCTTCATATTACCTCTCCTATGCATGGATTATCTTTGAACCTTCGGGTGAATAACCACAGTCAATATAACTACCACTAAAATTCTGCACAATATCTTTTTTGCTTTTGCTATCTTTAGCTATTCCAAATATAAATCCAGAACCACCACTTCCTAAAAGCTTTCCACCTATCATTCCATGAGCATATAAAGACCTAAATGTGTCTAGGAGTTCTTCACCTGCAATTAAAGGTGAGATTTGTATTTTAGATTCCCAAGATTGCCTTAAAAGGATAGCAATGGATTCAATGTCTTCATTACTAAATGCACGAAGTGCGTCATTCGCTAGTTTATGAATATTGATCTTGTTTTCATCAGACGATCCCGTATCACTAGATGAAGCTATCCTGAACGATCTTCTTTGTTTTCCAGTATAAATAAGAAAAGATCTATTGAAGAACTCTTCGATAAAATCTTTTGATATTGGCAAAGGTCTAACCCTAAAGTCTCCATCTTTTTTAATCTCGACTGAATTAAATCCTCCATATGCCGCCCAGATTTGATCTTGAATCCCACCCGGCTCCTTTAAGTGATTACGTTCAACTTCTATAGCAAACTTTGCCAATTGATATGGTGAATAATTGTATTCCGACTTTAATGCATTGATCAATCCCACCATAAAGGCGGAAGAAGATCCAGTTCCAGTTTGAGCGGGAAAATCACTAAAGTAAGACATTTCCCATCTTTTATCCATTTGCTGGAAATACTCAAGAGCACCTCTAACTCCGTCATGCTGAATTTCTTTGTTGTCGTTTACTTGCTCTATTTTAGAGTAGGATATTTTAGATTTATAACTAAAGATCTCCGGGTTTTCTCTTAAGGAAAGATAGCAATATTTATCCATTGCAAATCCAATCAGCAACGAACCATGCTGCTCGTAATATGATTTATAATCTGTCGATCCACCAAAAAGTGAAACTCTAAATGGGGTTTTAGATATAATCATTAATTACTCCCAAAAAATGTTGTCTACCAGAAGATACTTTACTTCTCCAATCTTGTATTGAATTAGATCCAATATAATCTGTAATATATTTATAACAAGCAAAATTAACATTAAAGTATTTACATGCCTGTGCTATAGCATATGCCTCCATGTCTGCCAGATCTGCATTAGAATCTTTTTCCTGTAAAGCAAAGGAATCTCCAGTTGACAATGTTAGTCCTGTGCCATATCTTATGGTTTCATGAAACTCAGGATGACAATCTCTATTTACAAATGTTCCACACTTGTGTAGTCCAGAAAGGTTTTTGTCAAATGATCCAGCAGTGCCAAGATTGACCACTAGATTTGGATTATAAGTTTTTATTAAATCAGAAGCAACTATTGCAGCATTAGTCTTTCCTACACCCGTGAAAAATATTTGATCATCACAATATGATGGTACATCTGGTAATTCTTCTGAAAGTGCTAATAGAAAGATCTTGTTCATATGTAGTCCAAAAAAATCCCACCCCAAGTCCCGGATGATTCACTAAATTTAGATCTGGCCTAAATGAAAATGTGAATCCGGATACTTGGAGTGGCAAATTGGAAACCTCAGTGTTATTCTTCTTTGCCGGTTTCCTTGTTATACTTGGTCCAAGGTTTCCAGTTTCCTTCAGCATCCTTGTTCTTTGGGAAAAGACCTCCACCCTTCTTGTTTACACCAAACTTACGCTTAGCAAAGTGACACTCAGGCTGAGATGGATCGAAGCAGATTATTTCATAATACTCATTGTCTTCAGCATCTGTTCGAACATTGATACGAACATTGTTAGATTTCTGGCCATTTCTTTCGCAAGTGCTATTGTCAAAAAGTTCGCCCATATGATGGAGGAACTTAAAGACATCACAATCTGTTTCACAATCGCTGGACACAACAACTTCTCGTCCACCAAGAGTTAAATTATATTCTACCTTCATTCTGTATTCCAATCTTCTGAATAACCTTTAATGCTTTCATCAAGTGGCACTTTGCCACTTGCTATTTCACCCAAATGTTTAATCATTTTCGCGGCTGTGTCTCTTCTGACCTCGTAAACACTCTTATATTCTTTCTCGCCAGAATTCACAAAAGCCATGACGTTGATGTCTTCGTTCTTACACTTTTGTTTAATATAGTTGATCTGAGCCTTGTCGATTCTATCATCATGTTGACCAGATTGTTCACCCAAGAACTTAGAAACGTCCTTCTTGCATAGTTCCTCTGCCGCAACTGCTCTAATCTTTAGTGCCTTCCTCAGAGCACGACCTTCTGCTTTAGTAGACGCAGTCGCCGGTGCGTGTACCGCAAAAAGATCGTCTGTATTTCCAGCCCAAACATCAGAAACGTCGGCGTATGTTTTTACATATTCCTTATCTCCTTTTGTTACTAAAAATTGAACTTCATATGTTACCGTGGTTTTTCCAATGGGATCACCAGTTTCTATTCTTTGAACATCAATTGGCTTGCTTGAAATAATTTCACCAACGAGTATCTCAGCTACTCTTCTCAAACCTGCCGTCAATGGATTACCATCAATCAATTCATTATCCTGAAAATGTGACATCACATAGTCATTCCACTCAGGAGAATTAATTTCTGGAACTTCCTCTGTGGTCTTTTTAGATACGCCTCGCTTCGCCATCATGTACCTCAATTTCTATCAAACGGTTTTTCTTGGATGGAAACTTATCCTTTATTGCCTCAAGCTCAACAAGTATAGCTTGAAGTGTTTTACTCATCTTTGTCAAAGACATGTTTCTGTCTAACTGACGAACTCTTAAAACGACATATCCGCCACCAATTAGAATACCCTGCTTCGCAACATCAGAAGCTTGTTGCTTCTGTAGTTTTTCCTGACCCCAGATTGGCTCAAAGTGCCCCGGACCATCAATCTCAATTGCTGTCTTTAGTTCCGGAACAAAGATGTCAACCTCAAGGGTACTACCGAAAACAAGATTTCCCTTGTGCGTCTCTACATTATATCCCAAACGCACCAGTTCATTGGCAACATATCTTTCAGTTTTTGAACCATTTCTGGAAGCTTCTCTAACACCTTCCATAGCCAAAGATCGAATCTCTTCTTTTTTAGCGTCGGTCAATTTTTCCCAATTGGCCTTGCTCATTTCTGAGATTCTTTTCTTTTCTGCGTTAGACAGACTGTGATAAGCCTTAGAACGAGCCTCCCCAATCTTGTCTTTATGAGATTGATCTAACTTCTTACCTTTTGTAGGATGTCTAGAACGTCCTTTTTTAAGAGCAAGTTTCTGTGCCTCGGAATAATCTCGTTTAAAAAATTCCTCGTCATCATGCATTTCTCTACCAAGAAACTTTAATGCCCTAAGAATCTTATTAGAATACGTGCTAAAATCTTCTGCGATTTCGTAACTACTACAACCATCTTCCCATAATTTTAGGATTCGGTCTTTATTTCTTCTAGCAAAGTCCATATTTCCTCCAAGTTACATTGTGTTGTGCCTTCTGGTGTAAATCCAAAAGCTTTTTTAAGTGGTTCTAAATATTCTTCTGATCTTACTATTACCTTTAATTGATTATTATGTAAAATGTCATAAACTCGACTATATTCAATCGGCTCAAACATCCAGTCAAGATCATGAATATACAAAACTTTGATCGCATTATTCGCACACCCAAGAATAGTCTCAGCATCTTTAAAAGAAAGAGCTAAAAGTATTCCATCACCAAATGAACCCATTTCTGGCATTTGATGAATGGCTGTCCTTAATTGCACACATGCGTTCGTCATATCTAGTGGAACTACAGATACCTCTTCTAAACTTTTTTCCACTATTTCATTGATTGACTTAAATAGAGAATAGTTTTTAGCAGAATACCCCAAGTTTGCTACATGTACCATTGTTTTCATTTGTATTCCTTCAATAGTTTGCTTTTTAATGATTTCAGGTCAGATGATACTTTTGACAGTCCAATTTTCTTGAAGATCCAAATCATTCTATCAACACTTGTGTCGTTTGCTAATATATCCTCTTTACTTGGAAGATCAGGATTATCGTATTCCTTCCCAGCAATAACTTCCTCCAAGTCAGATTTAAACTTCTCTTGATTGTCGGGATCAAATAAAATAGCGTTTGCGTCATTAATCACAGCATTCATGATCTCATGTTTTTCATTATCTAAAAAGATAGATGCACGAGAATTAGAATAAAATGAATTTAACTCACCTCTTGTTATATTCCCAGCATATCCGCTTATATTGAAAGGAGTTTTATGAAAAAACCTAAAGTCAAAATTTTTACTATTAACCAAATACTCTAATGACTCTTGAAAGACTCTAGGATCTCCATTATATATTACATCACCAGTGTATTTAGTGGAGTCATCTCTATTCCTTGGCAGTAAATCTACAAAATCTTTGATGTAATTATCCGCACCTTCATTCTCAAAAGAGAAACTTCTTTCTGAATCCGACTCGTTAAAATTTATACAAATAGCATTAGTTTCAGCAGGATATGAAGTCAACACCGGAAGATTATGAAATATAACAGTTGGTGCAAACTTTTCTAGTTCTTCATTGGGTAATAGTTGATTGGCGTGTGCTACTGTATATGATGGTCCGATATTCCTTATAGCCTCCATTAGCCTAAAGAATCTAATATCATCGTTATGATTAACAAAAAGTATTCTCATTTAATAAGTTCCTTGATTGTTTGTATATTGATATTTTTATCGTTATGTATGTAGAAATCAATACTTTTAAATAAAATAGGAAGCAACTGAATCATATTAAAGACTTTGCTCTTTTTTGCTCTATTTAATATTTTTTTAAACTTTTTAAAATCTTTCTTTTGCATATACATTATTTCTGACCATACGTCAGGAAGCCCGTATGAGGCATTTACTATTTTTTTATCTTTATTATACGATAGTCCTATATCATAATTTTTTTTGTCTGATCTATGGGAAAACAGTAAAGAGTTTGAAGTTTTTAAATCTATTGATTTGTCATTAAACAATCTATCTCCATAAATTATAAAAGTATTGGCATCCAAACAGCAATTGACCGCCATTTTTAAACTATCAAGAACAGTATTGTTTTTATATTGATGGTTATCTATAACTCTTATATCGTGATGATTATTAAATACGTAATTTGTAACATTATCTGAGTCAAATCCAGTTACCAAAAATACATCATAATCCACAAAAACATTTCTTATTGTATCAACCTGACTATCAATTAGGCATTTAGAACCCATAGGAAATAAAGGTAAAGAACCATGTAAACCTCTTATCTTGGGCTTACTGGCTGATAATATTATAAAATTATGTTTTTCACGAGTTGTTGATTTAATCTCGTGAATATACCTAATTTTTGAATTCATTTGGTGTATGCTACATACAATGATTTTGGAATATGAATAACCATAGACTGCTGAAACGTATGAAGTTCAGGAGATTCCTGCCCAAGAAAACTGACAACCTTTTCTGTATTAAAAAATACACAAGGCATTGGCATTTGTTTTTTAATTGGAGGAGATGAAAGAAATGTTCTTAGTCTACCACTATTGTTTATAGAAACATCGTAATCAGAGTATATTGCACCACACTCCTTTTCTTCTTTAAAAAGGGAGAAATTGACATCATCCAATGCATAAGTATTTAAAATTATGTTTTCCTGCATATTAACCACAGATTGATGAGCTATATATTCGATTATATTTGCCCTAGCCATAGATGTAAACTCAGAAGGATCGTCTGCACTATGATCTAACACAGTAATGGTTGCTATATCTTCGTCATTAGCTTGTGCTATATGTTCTCCTACGGTATTCTCATCTGAGAATACAAATAGTTTCACATGAACTTCATTGTTTTTAGATCTACACCCATCAAGAATGGTATTTAAATCATCAAGATTAATTCCAGAATTGATAGCATAATTTACAAGTACTTTATTCATCTATCTCTTTCCATGTAAATATTTGCGATTCTAATTTTTGAGTTTCTGTCATTTCCTTTATCTTGCTTGTGATATCAGCCATTAGATCTCCTCTGAGCCATTTGTACAAGAGGCACATGGTGGCAGACTGATGTACCCCGTCAGTACCAACTACATGTAATACCTTTTTCATCTTATGATTAACAGCAGAATTTAAAGCGTCGATAATACCCGGATCAAAGTCTTTGTCGGAATCTAAAGTTATTAAATACCCATTCTTGACACGCTTGAACGCATCAAACAACAATTCATCTGTGTTATCCAAATAACTCTTCACACAAATGTAATCTGTGAATGTTATCTTATCTTCACATAATTTTTGTAGTCCATCCAGAGCACCTCTATGAACAACAACAAGATTGAATTTGTTGATATTCTCAATACTTGATAATTCATCCAAAGTTTTAGACAATCCATCTAAAGAATTGACTATCAAAAGAATAGACCCAGAAATATACATTTCTTTTTCCAGAATGTCTGAAAGATTTGGATCGTCTTTGTGCTCCCAATCAAGATCTCTTCTAGATGGACAAACTCTAAGTACGACGGGTCCATCTTCTTCCCATCTAATCTTGCTATCACAATCTTGAAACTTATCAAGATATCCTGTCTGGCAAGATTTATCATCGTTATTGTAAAAGCAGCAGTTCTTACAAAAAGTTGCTAATTGAGCCATTTTGCTTTCCCGTCTATAAGTTTAGATCTATCTACTCTAACAGTTTCCCATATATTATAATTCTCTAGTCTTTTCTTCATAAAATTAACTAGATGCTGTCTATCTACCGGAGAATGCTTTCCGTCATTTCCTGGAGAAAAGTCAGAAGTGAAAAATCCATCAAAATTCATTCTTGTTGCTCCTCTACACAATGCTGAGTGTAGATTCCTAATATAGTGTGAGTTTCTATGAGAAGCGGTATACATGTAAACACTTAGCAAATCATTTATGAACTCGCTGTGAGATGATTGTTCTGTATTGATATCTACAACTGGACGAAGAATAGGAGGCTGTTTCCAATCAGCATAATTACAATCATCGATTATATCTGCCCACTTCTTAGCGGTTTCATCCCAACTATAGTTTTCTTCGAAAAGTCTTCTTGTTGAACTGCCAAGCTCCTTTCTTTCTTCTTCGTTTTTCTTGTTGAAGAAAGTATTGAAAGTATTTACTATATCATCTTTTAAGGGCACCGCTCTGTCACACCCAGTTTCCAATTCTTGGTATGTATTGTACTTAAGAGGATATGCACCAAGTTTATGAACAACATCTTCCATTGCTGAATAGTATGTACAGGCAATTGGAATTCCACAAGCCGCCGCCTCTACTTGAGGCAATCCAAATCCTTCGGAATTGGCACATTGAACATATAGGTCAAAACAGTTGTATACCTTCGCCAGAGTCTCGTCGTCAACTCCGTTTGACACACTAACTGGTGCCGAAGCATATTGCTTACATCCACTACAAACTTTTCTAGCATCATGGAATGTGGAAACATCGAGTTTACTACAATTGTGACACCTATAACTAAACAAAACCCGCGAAGAAATGTTGTGCCTGTGTAACATTTCTGAAATATTCCATCCAGCATCAGGGTAGCTAGTATGGCAATAAAGGTAAGTATTAAGATCTCCAGAACTGTGTAAATATTCACCAAATGCCTCCAACAACGCTGGAAATAATTTCCTTCTTTGATTTCTCATCACGGTTCCAATGATCTTCCAATCAGATGGGACTCCAAGAGAATCTCTAGCATTTTCTATCGGCTTGAATTCTTTTGAAGCTGATGGAGAGGCTGTTCCGCATAGGTTTATGGAAGGTCCGCCCTGTTTTTTAAGTACTTCACCAGCCCAATCTGAGTAGGTTAGTAGATAGTCTGCATCGGAAAACATATCAACCCACTCTACATTTTGTGGGCTAGCATCGACAGTTGGCATCCACGCCCATTCAAAGATCCTTCTGTACGGCGAGTGCCAAACAAAAGAATCCATCCAAAAGTCTCGAATACAAAGTACAATGTCTGGTTCAAAGTCCAGACATGCTCTTTCAAATCTCCAAGCACCAAATTGATTTGTGGAATTGGAGTTATATAGTTGTTGCTGCTCTGCGGAATCATCCGGCATATTGCAGTAATTCTTCCACTTTATAGACTTTCTTCTTGAGTCTTCAGTGTTGCCATAGACAGAAAATTCCGCAACCTCATATTTATTTGACTTATACAGTCTATCTAGAACCTCTCTGCCATAGGTAGCATACCCAGTGCTAAGATAAGATGCTTCTGTTAGAAATAATGCTCTTTTTTTTCTACTCATTACTTGCTTTATACCTTTCTGCCACTTTGTTGATAACCGAAGCCACCTTGTTTGGATGCATATTTAATTGTTTTGCGATATAACTATTATTATATCCATCCACTTTAAGTTTAATCACCTTTCTTTCTGAGTCATTCTTGAGATTAAAATAATCTTCAACATCATAAGTAACATCTAGAGTTTCATCCTTGTAAGATACGCTCAGGTCATTATCAAAAAGCTTAGCTCTTTCGACTTTTCCCAGTTTATTTGTTACAGATAATTTTTGATTTTTAATAAACTTAAGAATATCATTTTTAACACAATGGGTAAGAAAGGTGGAAATCCTACCACGTTTTGAATTATATTTAGATCCGTTCCTCCATACAGACATAAGTCCGACTTGATATAGATCCTCGCAGGAAAACAGACCGTTTTGAACATACATATTATGTGCAATCTTGCGTACCAATCTCTCATTATCTTCAATCATCTTTTCAACATCAACCATTGTCTCAATACCTTTCTCAAGTAATAATTTTAAACTCATTAATCCTAAACACAACACCTCCATCAAAAGACTTACGTGCTGTTGAATTAATAATCAACAATTGACCGCCAGTATCAAGGTTGCTAAACAACACTAATGCCGCCGATCCCCAAGCTTCAAAAATTAGATTCTCGACATCAACTTTCTTGGAGGAATCGTATTTGGTTTTCCGCTTGTTTTCAACCGCTAGTGTCAAAGTGACTTTTTCTTTGTCGTTGTCATCAAGCTGAAAGGTTTTGTTTACTACCCTCCCCAGAAATTTACAGTCATTCATCTTATTACCTCAAATCACAAAAACCTTATCAACAATGAACGAATTACGCTTCTTATCCTTAATTTCTCCAGAAAGAAGAAGAGTAGCGTCATTATAGATTATATCCCTGTGCTGCCCGTATACATCAGGAAATATTATAATATTTTCAGATTCTCCAGAATCATCTTCTACGGACAGAAATGCCATTACATCTCCGTTTTTTGTTTTATGTTCTCTTACATTTTTTACAATCACTGCCACAACACTGCTGCCCATTTTACCATCGGCTATTTCTTTACATGTTGTGTTGGCGTGACAGGCGTCAGAGCAACTGTTTAGTTCGGAGTGGTTGATAGAGTAACCAAGAAGTCTTTCCTCTGTTTTGGCATAAACTACAGAGTTGTCACTAAGGCTTCTGCCGGGATTTTCAAGTCTGGATAAAACGCTTTCTACCTTGACGACTCTGTTTTGGCTGGAAATAAATCCACCATCTTTTTTGGTTCCGTACGATAGAAGCTTTTTAATGATATCGGCAACGTCACCATCGATATTTAGGTTTTCTTCAACAGCCTGCATTTCTTTCTTGGTCAGTTCCATAAAACAATGGTACTCGTGAAGCATTGCTGTTCTGGACTTTCCAAGACCACCAAACGCACCAACCTTGATCAAGTTCTCAACGGCCCGCTTATTAACATTTCTCAAAACCTTAATTAGCACATTAGACCAGTCAAGTTCATTATCATTAAGCTGACCAAGTTTGTCTTTTAGCTGAAGAAGGTGAGCCTTGCCTACATTCTTGACGTTACAAATGCCGAAGTGGATGGCTCCCTCTGTCCAAGAAAAATTCTCTTCCAAGACTTTAAAACTGGGACCATAAACGTCGATGTTTTCAGCTTTGGCCGCCATGATCAATTGACGCTTTTCCATATCGGGGTCAATTTTGTCGCTGGCACCGCCCAACCAGTTCTTAAAGAACCTACTGGGATGATGACAACGTAACCATGCTGACCAGTATGCCATTTCAGCGTACGCTACAGCGTGAGATTTGTTGAAAGAGTAGCGTGCAGACTTTTCAATCATGTCGAAAATCTCTACAGCCTTTTCTTCTTCAATGCCATTATCTTTACAACCATCGATATACTTCACACGAACTTTTCTCATCAAGTCAGCTTTTTTCTTACCAATAGCTTTTCTTAAGTCATCCGCTTCTTGAAGTGAGAACCCTGCCATAACTTGAGCAATTTTCATCGCCTGTTCTTGATATACAATAACTCCGTAAGTTTCCTTAAGTAGTTCATCAATACTCTCATGAAGACTGGGAATTTCTTCTTTGCCAAACTTACGGTCGACAAAGTGCTGAGTCATCGACTTGCCGTCAACAATAGCCTTGAGAGTACCCGGACGAATAATACTAATCAATGCCGCTAACTCAAGCATATTCTCTGGCTTTAAAGCTTTTGCCCAAGTTTTACCAAGATGTCCTTCAATCTGAAAAACACCTTTGACTCGACCTTCACCGATCATCTTCCAGACTTCTGGATCTTCTTTGTCAACACTTGTGATATCAATTTCCAAATGCATTCTTGAAATTCTTTCTGCTTGCTGTAGTTCTCAACATTCTCATAGTTCTACAAAACAACTCAGCGGTCATAATAACGTCTGACATAGCATCATGTGCGGTGCCTTCTGAATATCCCATATAACCTCTAATAAGATTATCGGCAGACAGAGAGTTTACATCCTTGTTATTCTCGAATAATGCAAACATAAAGTCAAGCATATCTATGCTATGAATTCGCTGAAAAAGGTTTTGACCGCCTCTTTTTTCGTCACTAGGACCAAAATTATAAGGTGCTTGACAACAAAGTCTGTCTACAATAATTGAGTCAAATCCTTTGATGTTGTATCCTACAGAGATTGGTGCTGACCAGTTGTTGCCCTTAAAGTTGTGCTCGTTAACATACTCTACAAAGTTTTGCCAAACTCCTTTTGTTGCTGGTGCCTTTTTGAGTATCTCTTTTGTTTTTCCGTGTACGGCAACAGCACCATCTTCTAGTGGATCTAAGTTAAGTTCAGCACACTTTTTTTCAGTAAAGATAGGTTTCATGAGTGATTGGAACTCAGTTCCTTTTTTGATCTCAAGTTTTCTACCATGCACCACAACTGCCGCTATTTGTACAGGCTGAGTAGTATGTGGATTAGCACTTGTAGTTTCAAAGTCATAGACAATATAGTCACGGTAATTCATAATTATGCTTCCTGTTGTTCAAAATGGTTATTTATTTCTCCTACGGTTTTTGATATCTTAGACAAAAGAGATACCCCAAGAATATCGAATTTTACACATCCAATAGACTCAAGATCTCCCATCTCCATACCAGCTATTTTCTCGTCACCTCTCGATGCTTTGACCATTGGACAAATTTTCTCAAGATTATGGGACGCAATTACCACCCCAGCGGCATGTTTCCCTTGTGTTTTAAAGATTCCCTCCATTCTCATAGCTTGCTCAAATACTTTAGCATATTCACCCTGTAGAGTTCCATCTTCGTCAATCCAGCAGTAGTCAATCAAGGCATTCTTGTCATTTTCTAATGCCCAGCGAATAACAGAAGGCTCATCCATTTCTTCAAGAAGGTCTGAGATAGACGCTTCGTTTGGAATCTTCTTGGTTATTTCGTTCATCTGATCAAAAGAACATGATTCATTTACTCTGAGAACTTCCTTAAGGATAGACCGACCTGCCAGTCGACCAAACGTCAACATCTGACAAACCTGAGAAGATCCATACTTTTCTCTGAGATAATCAATAACAGCGTCTCTATAGTCTGGTGGAAAGTCTACGTCAATATCAGGAAGCGACACATGATCCGCTGTATTTCTTCCTTCATTGTAGAATCTTTCGAATAGAAGTCCATACTTGATTGGATCAAGAAGAGTAATTCCAGTCAGGTAGCAAACCAAAGATCCACCACCCGATCCACGGGCGGGACCGATCAGACAACCTTGATTCCTAAAGTGATTGACATAATCCTGTACGATAAGAAAATAGCCAGCAAGATCTGCTTTGCTGATAACCTCAAGCTCACGCAAAACACGGTCTTTGTAGGCATCATAAAGCTTGGGATCAATGTTTGTCATGATCAACCTCTTCCACCCCTGTCGACAAAGTTCCTTTAGGTATTCATCTTCAGAGCTACCATCCGGAGTTTCAAAGGTAGGAAGTTTTGGTTTAGAAAGAATCTCCAAACCATCACACAAAGACACAACTCTGTTTAGATTCTCAATACATTGCTGTCCGTAGTTTTCCAGAAGAAAATACTTAGGCTTGATGTAATGATTGCTACTTCGGATAAACTTGAGAGACTCCAGATCTTGCTTCTCGTTGATCTTCTGATCCAGTTTTTTCATGGTGGTCTTCAGCTTTGTACAAACCAAAACCCTATGATCAACAGCATCTTTTCTTTCAGGATAATAGGATGATGTGTCTGGCAAAGTAAACAACTCTTGAGGATCAATCTCATGAATGATATCGCACATCAGTTTGGTGACAGGAAATGAATCATTATCCACATTGTTGATTTCAAGGAAATAATTCTCGCCAAAGTAATCCTCCATCTTTTTCACATGATCTTTAGCAACTTGCTCGTGATTGTCATCCAGACACTCAAAAAGACCTTCATTGTCCAGTGATTCAAAAATACACTGACTATCCGGAAAAACACGAGAAAACAAGGCACTACCAACATAACCGTCTATGCAGATAAAGTTAGAAGGAGTGATTACCTCCATCAGCTTTTCCAGAGAAATCTTGGCACCCTTATCGTAGTTTTCTGGGTCATTAGATACAGATACCACAGTCAGAAGTTCCATCCAAGCGTCATTGTTCCTACACAACAGCGTCACTCTTGAGCCATTATCAAGAACAACTTCACAACCAATAATGGGCTTGATGTCTTGATTTTTACAGGCTTGAATAAAATTCACACAGCCGCTGACAGTGGAAAGATCTGTCAAAGAGGCATGATCATATCCAAGTTTTTTACAGGTTGAAACAATCTGCTTGGATCTAGAGGTTGATACCAAAAGAGAATAATGACTGTGATTTCTTAGCATTGTTAAATTATCCTTTACTTATTGTCTTGATTGGTATAGCTACTTGTTTTTATGTCTTCTGGCTTAAAAGAAACTTCTTGATCCCAATTATACATTCTATTTCTTGCTATCGCATTCAAGTCTAAACATTCGTTGTTATATTCATCGTAGGCTATAAACCCATAACAACCAAACTCATCCATTCTCCAGCATAAATCGGCAAGATCATTGATATATCCCCTCCTTCTGTCAGAAGACACGGCATTGCAAAAGAAAAAAGTGCAGCCCATATCCAACGAAATACACACCTTGTTGAAAAAATTTACCTCTCTGCCGAAGTCATCTATTGAGCTTTCTATGTCGTTAACGTAAGACATTATTTCTGCCATTACATCTTCTGCATTGGGATAATACTCTCTTGAATAATTCTCGTAGCATTCTTCATCGCTATCACCCCAGTTGTATTTTGACCTTTCCCATTCTTCTTTATAAAACCGCTGCTCTTCTTCGTCCAGCAAGGACCAACTCACTCGACCAAGTTGAGGCCATCCACGGGGTGACAAGACTTCCATCTCTAAAAAAGAAAAATCTGTATCGTATAACCCCTTTGAGCCATCCCAATCAACTTTTTGATTATTAGTGTAAACAAAATCAAAATCTATGGCAATTTTTTCATTTTCTCCACCCATAGAAACTCGATAAACTCTAGACGCATCAGTACTTGGTGCTATTCCGTCGTATTTTATATCCTCCTGTAGAACTTTATTCAAAGCGTCGGTGGGTAAAGATTCTATATAACTTACAAGTTCTGGCTTATTATCAAACCACTCCCCATGCGTTCTCAAGTCTTTGAACTTACTATGGAGTTCTGCTTCGATATCTCCTTTATAGAGACCCACAATTTGTAACTCTTCTGGACTACCGGTCTGTAGTTCTCTAAGTCTTTTGTTTGGGTCTTGCTTGGTTTTACCTATCTTTATACTACCACCTCGGACACTCTGAACAAAATATGTGTACATTTAATATTACTCCTTATTTCTTGCCATCTTCGTCAAGGCGACCACCGCCCGCTCCGTATGTACCAATTTTGTTGACGTTTGCGTGATCGTCCACAACTTTTTCAATACCTTCTAATTGTATCAGATCATGGAAGTATTGGCAAGTTGTTTTTCCTGTATCTTCGTGCATCTCGGAAAACTTACATAATTTCTGACACTTCCAATGACCTTGATCTTTGGATAACTGTCGCGGTATTTCTATAGATCGGATTTCTTCAAACCTTTTCCTTAGCATATTTTCAGCTTTAATGTAATCTTCATCACTAAATACGATGTCAAACAGACCTCCATCATTGATATAGTAAATGCTGGTGTAAAAGTCTCGATCTGGGTACATGTTCTTCAGAGCGTAGAAATACAGAAGAAGCTGTTTGTCTGAGCAAAGATCTTCGTATGTCTTCTCTTTACCAGTTGCCCAGTTAAGTCTTTTGCCTGTTTTATAGTCCAAGACCTGAAAATAGTTTTCATCTTCTTTTACGATAAGGTCAATGGTGCCTTTGATTGAAAGATTTCCAGAGAATACCTTACCGCCTGCTTCATAATAGTATTCAGCCCAAGGTTTGTCAATGGTAATATCAAAGAACAATTCTGTAGCGTAAACATCTTGGTTTCGGGGGTCAAGAGTTCCGTTATTATATGCTAATGCCTTGTATACCCAATTAATGCAAGTCTTTAGGTCTTTTGCATTTAGACCAACATCATCTTCGTGCTTTTTGTAGTATTCAAAGCAAACTTCTGTAATGTATTCAATATCGTCACACTGAGAAAAGCTCAGATCCTCGATGTCATCATTGACCAAAAGAAGCTTGCCCTCCTGTTGAGCTATTCTTTTATCTGCTAAAATTTGCATAGCACGATGTACTACAGTACCAAGCACAGCCTTTTTATTAGTCTTATCCTTTTGACCAAGAACATACTGAAAAAAGTACTTCATCTGGCACATCTCAAAAGTACCCAATGAGCTACTACGATGATAGCAAATAATCATATATTGTCCTTTATTTTATTACAAACTTTTAAGGCGGCAGCAATAGCTTGATCCATGTTGTAATACTTGTATGTTGCTAGCCTCCCAATAAAAATATACTTTGACACATCTATCATTTTTTTATATTGACTATAAACGAAAGTGTTTTGAGTGTCATTAACTGGATAATATTTTTCTTGACCTCTATTGTATTCTTGAGGATACTCTGTAGTTATTACCGTCTGAGAAGTATTTATGTTTTTATAGAAGTGTTTGTGTTCTATTGTTCTAGTGTATTTAATTTCTTCGTCTGTATAATTTATTTGAGCTACAGGTTGTAACCATTCAGCTTGTTTGACTTCATGATCAAACCTTAATGATCTCCAGTCTAAATCACCATGAGCATAATTGAAGAATTCATCAATAGGTCCAGTATAAACTACAACTTTAGCCATACCGTCCCAATAATCTCTTTTATTTAAATAATCTACATCAAGTCTAATTTCTATTCCATCCAGCATATTTTCTATTAATGCGGAGTAACCTTCTTTTGGAATTCCTGAATAGATACATTTATGATAATCATCATTTCTATTTTTTCTAATTGGAATTCTACTAATAATTAATGCAGGTAGATTTCTAGGCTCCTTGCCCCATTGTTTTTTAGTGTAACCGTAAATAAACTTGCGATATATTTCTTCACCAAGATTTTCTATGGCATATTCTTCTAGATTTTCAAAGCCAGCCTTTGGTTCTGTATTTAGTTTTCTCAAAAGATCCTGATCGACATCACCCCACAACTCTTCTAGTGTATTGAGGTTGATTGGGAAAGAGTATAATGTTCCACCTTGAGAGCATTTGACCCTGTGTCTATAATCATTAAAGGGAGTGAAGTTGTTTACATAACCCCACAACATAGGAGAATTTGTATTAAAAATGTGAGGACCATACATATGAGTATGTATTCCTGCTATTTTTTCTGTATATACATTTCCTCCCATAGTTTTACGGCGATCAATAACAAGGCATTTTTTACCAGAGTTTGTCATCTCTCTAGCAAAAGTCGCCCCGGACAATCCAGTTCCAACTATTAGAAAGTCATACTTCATTTGATTGATGCTGTGAATTTATTTATTTCTCTGAGCTTCTTGGTGATACCAAGCTTGATCAGCGACTCGATGAATAGATCACATGATTCCTGAAGATTCATACTGTCATTTTCAATTACGTCGTCAAAACCTTCATAATTGTCAGCGTCAATTTCACTTTGGTGGTTACACTCATATAGTGATCTCTTTAGACGAATAACTTTTCCACCTCGTGCCTGAACGGCGTGAATCTCGTTCATGAATCGACAGTCGCCAATGATGGCAATCTCTGGCTTATCTTCTTCAATTCTACGGAAGCAATTTTCCAACCAGATTGGCTCGTACATTTTACGCATAATGTCTGTGCCAAGATACTGCATAAATTCGCGTGCGGTCATTGGGCCTGCGGCGTGATACATTAATCCATCAGGTTCTCCATCTGAACATAGGATATCCCAGACCTCTGAACATGTAATTACTCCCGGCATGTTTTCCCAACGTAAATGCTCCTGCACTTGGTTCTTTTGTTCGTCAGTACCATATACACATTCCGGTGGAATGTTGAACAACATCACACACATCTCTTTTAGAGCATCCGCAAAGTTGTAAGCACGAATGAGTGGCCAGATGTTCTTCGTCGCATAGCGATAGAAATTATCATTCCTTTGTTGCAAATCTAGCACACCCATTTCCTCAAAGTCATTACCCTTCTCGTCTTGAAATGTACAGTTGACGACTAGGTTTCCTTCTGGAGATAGAAAAAACTTTTTTACCACATCATGACGTTGCATTTCATGACCGTGTAAATAATTAGAAAGACTGGTTTTTCCAGACTGCTTCTTACCAGACAATGCTACTATGATGGTCATACTTAACTTTCCTAAATTAAAGTTGTGGTTTTATAATATTATTAATTTCAGTTACGGTCATATCTCCAATATCATTGGTAGGAGTGTTGACTCTTTTTACATTAAATAAATATTTGAATCTTTCTTCAATGTCGTTAGCACACTTTTGACCAGCCTCATCAGCGTCGGTCATTATCACCACTGTTGAAACTCCAGATTTCTGTATTAAGTATTCTTGAGAGTCGCTAATCTTAGAACCAAAAATACCAACAACATTATTGATGCCAGCTTCATAAAGCCGTATAACATCTCCTTGTCCTTCCACCAATATTATAGCATCTGTCTCGCCCGTGTATTTCAACGCTTTTCCATAATTGAACAGAAAGTTGGATTTATTGAACCCCTTCTGGTTGATCCATTTTCTTACGTCTCCACAAACAGTTCTTCCAACACAGCCAATCATATATTCATCGTTTTCATCGTACACCGGAAAAACAACTCGATTATGCATTTGACTTCCGGGTCGAGTGCAAAGACCAACATCAAAATGATTCAACGCCTCTTCCGTAAAACCTCTTTTGATATAATAATTACAAGGAAATTCTAAATGGGATCTAACCATCCGCCGTGTTATTCGGTTATCCTTAGATGATTTCTTCCTTGGATTTTTAATCAACTTGTCTATAGGATCTACTGTGGTTATCAGCACATCTCCAACACTTACTTTAACATCAGCACAAAAAGTCTCAGCGAATTTCAGAACTTCTGGGAACTTGAAGTCCCTATTGTGTTTATCCTCAAGCAACATCCATAAAAGAGATAGAATATCCTTGCCGGGTTTGTTAAGATGACACTGCTTAGTATTACAAAACCATCTTCCATAATGTTCGTCGTTATCCTCTTCTACATTAATGTTGAATGCTGTATAGTTATCGCCGTGGTGTACCGGGCAGCATGTTGTTAGCCTTCCATCCGCCTCGTAATAATCAATATCAAAGTGGTCAAAAAGATCGTGAATCTTCTTCATCAGTTTCTTCTTCAGGAGAATAACCCTCTGTATTTTCGCCAAGTTCTTGGTTTCTACCGTCATGTTTCTTAATCTCTCTAATAGTTCCTAATTCCCTCAACCTAGCAAACTGACCATCCATTTGCAGACAGATATATCCTTCGTCTTCTATTCCAGGACCGTGTCTTGAAACGATTGGTATTAGTTTCTTATTGCCATTTTGTATACCATCTTGTAGTTTCTCTTCATCTGTTTTATCCTTGAAGATTGTGAAACTGGTACACAGCCATACAAGTCTATCGGAACCACTAACCACGTCTGTTGACTCTTTTGTGATACCATCTCTGTTAAGCTGAACAAAAGAAAGGCACGGGCAGTCATTTTCTACACAGAAATTATGTAGCTGAGTAATCTGGAATCCGAGAACTTGGAACTCTGCCATATTGTTTGAAATGGAGGAAGAAGACATTAACTTCAAATAGTCATAGATAATCACGCAGTCGTTAAGAACTCCATTTTCGTCATAACCAACTTTCTTGAGCAACCACCTTTTAGCGATAGAAAGAATCTCTTCAAATGGTCGTCCAGCAATGCTGATATAATCATATGGTAATTCTTGTAGTTCTTCTATGGATCTTAGTAAAGCATCTTCTTTTTCTCCATCATCAAATGCCTCACCTTTTGCAATTTGATTGATTTCAATATCAGTAAGATTAGCCAAGATTCTGTTCCAATGATCTTGCTTGCTCATTTCTGTATCCAAGACCAGCACTGGAATTTTGTGAGTAGTGGCAATGTTTAATGCTATATTGTCAGCAAGTACAGACTTACCAGTTTTAGGACGAGCGGAAATAAGATCTACACACTTTCTGCGTAATCCACCACCAATAGCTTTATCGTAAGCGGGAAAGCCTGTAGGAATACCAATAGACTTTCCTTTATTGTTTCGTAGATGTTCGATATAATCGTCCAGATCATCACCAATAGCTTGAGGAGTCATATCATCTTCTTTAATATAATCCAAGCAAATCTTTTGAATTGGAGATTCTACGACGGATAGAATATGTGCAATGGATTCGTCTCCACTTACATCATTGAGATCTTTGTACATGTCCCGAAGCTGACCCTGAAGTTTACGACCAAACTCCAGTCTTTTTAGTTTTTTAGCATGTTCTGCCACATTATTAATATCAATCGGCGTACTCATAACACCTTTGATATGTTTCAGAACATTGTCGTTTTCCACATACTCATCTAAACCAATACTTTTAGCTGATGATAGAATTTCCGTATATCCAATACTGTCATTAGTAGATAGAGCATGATGCACACATTTATAAATGACCTTATTGTGATCAATTGTAAAGCTATTCTCGTCAACGTACAATTCTACCTCAAGCAAGCAATCACTACCATGCTGCATCAAACCAGAAAGAACCGCACGCTCGGAGGCAACGTTTACAAGATTTGTTTCAATTTTAGACATACTATCCTCGCCGTGTCAAACATCCATCACAAGTATAATTATCACGAGCAAACATAGGATTTACTTGAAAAGTATTACTACAAGATCCACACGTTACACTGGCTTGCTTATATTTTTTTCTTATATTTCTTTTTTTATCTGTTTGTATACTGTCATTAATTCGATCAAAACCATCATCTCTACCAGCTTGAGAAATAACATCTTCCATATCTTCAAATTTATTTTCAGACGACGCCCTATCACTAACTTTTCTGGATCTACTAGCACCACCCGTACTAAAGTCGCCTTCTTCTTTAGAGACTTGCTCTTCAACTTTCTTCTTCCTTGGTCGCCCTTTTTTCTTTTTAGGTTTTACAGCCTGTTTTTCATTTTCAAGACTGTCAAGCCTTGACATCATCTGCTTTAACAAGGCTGTTGTATCATCTTCTTCAACACGCTCTGGAATGTCGATGTGTTCACCGCACAGAATATAATACGCCTCAGAAACAAGGCACCATTCCGAATCAGTAATGGCTTCGTGCAGTAAATCTGATACCTGCGTAATATGATCGATCATAACTTCTAAGCTTTTAACTGTGGATTTCATCTGAAACTCTTTCCTTTTCCTAAGTCTTGAAATATATTCGCTCGCTTCTTTAGGTCTTTACATGTCTCTTCCAGCGATAGAATACCAGCATACAACCTTAGTCGGCATTTTTCAACAACTACCGCATAAGAATTATCACGAATGATGTTCTTCTTTTTGATTTCCGCTGGCATGAACTTATCTTGTTGATCCCACTGCTTAGCACAAAGATAGTTTATTGCCTCTTCACACCAGTTGAACTGGCTTCTAATTAAATCTAACTTTCTTTGTAACGCACCAGCATAATTCATTATTTGTAGACTGTATGCAAAACATTCATCTGCATCAAGTCCAGCAATAGTCTCAGACGAAATACTGAGAATATACTCACATTCATCATCAACTTTAAAATTTGGTATATTATTTTCCTTACAGAAAGCCTCAACCCATTCTGTAAAGTTACTTAGTCCAGCGACTGAGTCTGTGTCTTCAATATTAAGTTCTTCCATTCTTTTCTTTCATTGTAAGGTAAGATGGCGATTTTGATACCATTTAGTGTACACCATTCTATTTTATCAGCATCTCTTTTTTTAGACTTTACGAAATCCATTTTGGTTTTATGGAAAAAAGAACAATAAGAATAATGTTGTTTACCGTGAACTTCTACGATCATCATAAGGTCTGGAATGAAAAAGTCAGCATATAAAAGAGAAGATCTTCCCAGTTTTTTACTTCCGGGAAGTGTGACCTCTTCATATAGGGAATATGTAGGATATAACTCCTGAAGTATAACCCTTACTTCTTTATGCAGAGATGACTTTTTGCTGTGATGTTTTCTTGATTTATTTTTGGAGAAGTTAAATTTGTGCTCGTTGCCGTCAAATCCAACTACTCTAAACATCCGCCAGCATCTCTCTAACTTGATCTTCTACTTCTGTGTAGACAGACTTATTTTCGACCAGAAAGTCGTAGATTTTTGCTTGACCTTGGAACTTGGGTGCTTCTTCATAACCTTCTCTGCCCTCCAAGAATGGAAGACTGTACCAAGCACCAGCTTTGTCGACAATACCAAAAGATTCAGCAAGTTCGATGATTTCTTTTTCTTTGTCGATACCTTTGTTGTATTTTAAGTAGCTAATACACTCAGCACCAGAAGCACCCATAGACGAACAGCTAATCTTCCAGTGAATCAATTGACCTACCTTTTTACCGCCTTCTTCCCAAGGTTCTATTCGGGCAACATCCAGTCTAGTATCCGCTTGATATTGCACCATGACACCACAGTCTGGAACTTTGATTTTGCCATATCCACTTGTGTTTGTGATGTAGTGTGTAATGATCACTACGATGATCTTATTTTTGACCACCGTCTGAGCGTTCTTTTTAATCCAGTGGCTTAGGAGGCGAGGTAGGTTGTTTCTGATGTTACCAGAGGCGTCTTGCTCAAGTTCTGCTCGTGGCACGAGAGATGAGCATGAATCGATAACGCAAACAGCACCTTTGTTTTCTGGACGCTTGATTAGGTTTTCAGCAATCTTAAGAAAATCCTCAGCAGCAAGCGATTCACCTTCTTCTGGACTATGAACAACCTGAATCTTATCAAGATCCAAACCTTCTGTTCCAACCAGATTGTATACCTTCAGGCGACTTTCTCCATCTACATAAACCACAGGTCGTCCATCATCCTGTGCGTTCTTGCAAATCTGTAAACAAGTGCTACTCTTTCCAGTCTTGGGGTCTCCGCTAATAATTGTCCAGCTACCCTCCAATAGACCACCATTTAGTGCTAGGTCAAGACTGGGACTAACCGTAAGTGGTTTTAGCTCTTTTCTGGCTGAGACCAATTCTGATCCAGCAGATAATACTTTTCCAAATTCTTTTTCAATAGCCTTATCTGTACTAAGGTCAACTTTCTTTTTTGCTTTTGCCATAAATCACAAGTCCTTCAATATGTTTTTCTTTTTATTGCCAAATGGTTTAGAAACTTCAATTTTTTCCTGCTCAGACTCAAGCAGTTCTGTATCCTTTCTTTGCCTTTCATAATACTCAATTATTGGCGTTAGCTTTTTTATGTTCTCCTTCTTGGATAGCTTGAGAATGTACTTTGCTCTATTTGATTGTATCGCTTGAGCAACCGAAAGTACATGATATTTCTTCAATAATTTATTAGCTGCGATAACTTCACCTTTATAGGCACCATGCAGTCGATTTCCTGTAAGCCAGAATTGTTCAGCATTCTTGCCGGAATTAAATGCTTCGCTGCGTTTTTTGAATATCAATTCGGCTATATAATTACCAGCATTGATATATCCTTCTTTGTACATAGACTTAAAAGGATATTTTTCACTTTGTTTATGGACTTTAGTCTTTTTAGTCTTTGATTGTATGGATGTGTCCTTTGAGTTTTCCTGACAAGACGTTGTCTTTTGCTTTTCTGTTTGATTCTCCAACTTCTGATGCCTCCCGAGTCATAACTGTATAACCTCTTTGTTTATTACTAACCATAAGATCTCCAGCAGAAATACTATCAGATTCTTGCTTGCTTGTCAAGCATTCATCATAGTATTTTTGTATAACAGATGGCGATCTTCTTAAGTCTTTTGCTACAGCTTCCATATCGACTGATTCACAATTTTGCTCAATGTAAAATTTTTCAGCCTTGGTCAGTGGCTTTGTTGCTCTTTTTTTCGGCATTTGAAATTTCTTTCTTTAATGAATAATGAATTTTTTCTAATTTGATTTTAAGATCTTGAAGTGCATCAACATAGGATGGACTTACGTCTTCGTATTCAAGCTGGAACCCACCAGCAATTGCCTGTAATTCCTCATTGCTTAAAGTTTTAATGTATGATACTGGAGACCCCTCACTCAGTTCCACCAAGCAAGGGGTTATCAGTAGTACCGTCTTGTACTCAGCCATTTTCTATGAACCTCCTCCGTTGAGAGTCGTTCATTCCATTGATTTTAGAATGCATCTCCTTTCGAGCTTCCTTCATGGCTGTTTTTTTGGAATCCTTATCCTTAAGAGTTCTTTCCTGAACTTCTTGTTTTCCAAGTTTCTTCGCATTTCGCTCGGATAGTTGACCAAGTGTTGTTGCTTCTTGTTTTACAAATACCGTAGGAGCAAATAGTACCCTCTCTAAAGTATTTCTGCCACACGCATCGCACTTTACCAACGGTTTGTCTTTGATTGACTGCTGAACATCACACAGTTCATAATCGCAGTCCGAGCATTTATAATCATATAACATATTATTCCTCTAATGCTTTTAGAACTTCTCCTAGAATTCCATTTCTTTGAATATCATCATATGTCAATTCACAATTGGCAACTCCATTAATATGCTGTAACTTTTCAATTATTGTTTGAAGTCCACTTTTTGATTTGATATCAGTTTGTTTAGTGTCACCATTGATCAAAACCTTGCTATTTTCACCCATTCTGGTTATAAACATTTTGATTTGATCAAGAGTACAGTTTTGAGCCTCATCCAATATCATATAGGTATTATGAAATGTTGCTCCTCTCATAACCTCTAAAGGCTTAAACTGTATTTGATCATTGTTAAAATAATGACCATAAAAAACTTGTGTCAGGAAATACTTAATATTTTCCTGCATTGGTAGTAAATAAGGTGCAATCTTATCAGAAAGTTCACCGGGAAGTGAACCAATATCTCTACCCGCACAAACCAAAGGTCGGGAAATAATTATTTTTTCTATTTCACCATTATGTAGAGCATGTGATGCCATACCAGAAGCAATAAAGCTTTTGCCACTTCCAGAAGGACCGGAACAAAATATTATAGAGTTTCCGGCAAAGGATTTGATATATTTTTTTTGATTTTCTGTTTTTGCTTCTAAAGGAATAATGGATTTATGCGAATTAGAATTTGTGCTTCTCTTTCTTGATTTTCTCTTCATCGAGATCTTTCGCTAAACCGGGTTCTTTTTGGACGACCAGAATTTACAACTCCAGTATTTTGCCTTCCATTTTGGACCTGGGCTTACATCACACTTGTGTCTTGCTCTAAAAGATTTGCGTCTAGCAGGGTCATCACGTTTGATTTCCATGTTTGGATCGCCAAAGTTAACCTTAACCACATTACCTTTGTCGTTTTTCACATAAACAGAAAACTTCTTTGGTCCTTTTGGTGTTCTGAAAGGCTTATTTAAAGTAACCTTTTTGCCTTGATACTCGGAGGCTTTAACAAGTTTCAAAACTCTACCATCTTTTTTGTATAAACCTTTTCGTCTGTACGTAAAGATTTCTCCAGTTTTTGGGTCTTCATACTTATAAACAGCTTCAGCCTTTGATCTCCTTGGATGCCCTTTTGGTAAAAGATCATTATCTTGTGTATATGCTGAATTAGATGGTTTTCCGGTTCTAAGCAGTGTAAGAAAAGCATTTACCCTAGCCATAGCCCATCCATCTCTGGACATCTTAGGGGCATGACTTGTAGAATAAGCTCCAGCACCTCTACGATAAACAGCTTTGAGCATACCAAGAGTTGCCTTTGAACCTTTACCCTTAGCATTGTGTTCTTTAACTTTTTTAGAAAGTTTTGCTATAGTCTGCTTGCTAAAAGTGATCTTACCTCTAGGATCTTTAGCACTACCCGGCTTATTCTTCTTAGAACCTTTCTTTCGATCTTTCTTTGGTGCGGGAGTTCTACGAGGGTCATTTTTTCCGGGTTTGTCAGCTTTTGTATGAGTATAACCCATCTTCTTCATCCGTAAATGATCTTCATATGTTTTAGCCTCATAAGGCTTTCCATCCTTGTCGTACATAATATGAGGCTTAAAGTCTTTTTGGTTTTTAGCCCTTTTCCAAGATTCTGGATCTGGACGATCAGGATCTCCCGGCTTTGCAGCTTTGTAATCGTCGCCCTGTCTTTCTTTTTTCTTTCTGATATTTTCCCACAATCCGGGCTTGTTGGCGAAAGTATACTCTTCAGCTTCTTCACCAAAATCTAAATATTCATTTTCATCTGGAATATAAGCTTCTGATTCATCTAAAATAATTTCAGTTGAACCAAAAGTATTTTCGTAATGACTATCAGAAATACGTGCAGAAACAGAACTTTTAGAAGATGTTTGACAAACGGCAAATCTTTGACCTTTGTCTGGATATTCTGAATTCATTATTGAATCAGACATACATCTTAACATAAAATCATCACGATCTTCATCGTCTCTTCTTTTAGGAATTGGCATTATCGTCACTTTCTTTAATAAATACGCCATCTTGCATCCTACCCTTACGGTCCTTGATATCATCCCAAGCTTTAGACAAACAATCAGCTAAGGATAATCCGTTTCTTTCTGCTATATTAATCAGGACGACCATCATATCGCCAATATCATCCGCAACACTTTTACCTTTACAGATGCTATCTGATAGTTCACCCGCCTCTTGAATGAGTTTACAATACTGATCTTTATCTGTAGCACCTTCAATCAGATTGCGATCATGATGCCACTGAGTAATTTTTTCTACAAAGTCATCAGTTTCACTGATGGGAATTATAACTGTATCAGAACAAGATTTAGTACAAGTTACAGATTCTTCAAGTTTACCATTCTGGAGTTCATGAAGTTGTGCCATACGAGCCTGTTGATCATTGCATACACAACTATTATTTTTCCCGTAACCGCCATACATTCTCATAACTGAAAACCTCCAAGATCCATATCTTCTAAGTCATTTTTACTGGCACCAATTTTGTAACTTGTGATTTCGTGTTCTTGTGGTGCAACCTGAACACTTTCACTATTCATCCAACTATCTGTCCATCCAGAAATAGGGTTCTTGAAACCAGTTTCGTAAGGCAGACCAATAGCTTTTCTTCTAGAATGACACAACCAATCAATATACTGGTGTAAAACAGCCTCATTGAGACCTATAATACTACCATCTTTAAAGAGATAGCTGGCCCATCTTTTTTCTTCTTCAGCAGCAGATTCGAACATTTTACAGGCATCTTCTTCACATTCTTTTGCCACTGAAGTAAAGCCTTCTTCTTCTACGGTATTCAAGATCTTTAGGATCTCTTGAGTATTATATAGGTGAAGTGCTTCGTCTCTTTTGATTAGCTTAATAATGTCGGCATTGCCTACCATTTTTTTGTTTTCAGCAAAAGCAAAAGAACAGATGAAAGATACGTAGAATCTAATGGCTTCCAAAATGTTAATCGAAACAATTGTCATATAGATTTGCTTCTTGATTTCCTTCGTGGAATTCTTAGAGCAAGCCATACCCATCAAATTATTATAGTCCTCAATAGCAACTTTTGCTCTTTTAATAATCTCCTTATCGTCATAAATTCCCCCAAATACCTCTCTTGAGTCGGGGTAGACATTTTGAATAATGTAGCTATAACTTTGTGAGTGAATCTTTTCAAAGAACTGCCATGTCATGAGACATGCTTCTAGTTCTGTATTTGTTACAAACTCAAGGAGTGTAGGAACTCCACGGCAAATGACACTGTCGAGCATAGTCTGATACTTGAGATTAGATGTAAAAATAAACTTTTCATTCTCGCTCATCTCAAGGAAGTCATTCCTATCCTTTTTTAATTCAATCTCTTCAGGCCGCCAGAAATTCATCATCTGACGACTATCTAAGTCTTTAAAAACCGGATATTTAATAACGTCAAATCGTTGCACACCCAAATCTTTGCCCAAGAAAAGAGGTTGTGTCATCGGATCAATATTTTTTAGATTGAAAATAGTTCTCATCGTTATCACCTACCTAGCAAATGTAAAAAAATCAACAAACTTATCAAAATATAAACCTAGTAGAAAAGTTCCAATTGGCAAACCTGTGATAGCGAGAAAGAATCCTGCTTTAAATTTAGATAAAGAATTACTTAATATAAAATTTTTAGCAGATATTTTAGCTGCTTCTGTAAGAAATTCATTTCTTTCTTCTACAGCTTTTTTAACATCAATTGGTTTTCCGTGAATACAATATTCTGGTTGCTCATCGGCCCTAGCTAATGCCTGACGAATGGCTCTTTCTGTGAACAGCATTTTCTGACCTTTGCCGGTGTGAATAAAAAAGTAATACTGGTCAACACCATTATATGTTCTTTTATTTTTAACACGATATAAGAATGAAGGAAAAAGATGCTTCATGCTTTACCTTTCTAAAATATGGATTAGATTGAGCAAGCCCCACCTGCACAGCCAGAGTCGTCATCAATATCCGATGTCATATTCTTTTCAGTCTCTCCGTCACCATCAGGCGTATTGCAATAGTATAGATTCTTTATTCCATGTTTAAAAGCATAAATCTGATCTTTAATCAAAACACTCAAAGGAATATTGCCATTGTCGTAATGACTGTAGTTATAGTAAAGATTTAAGCTAATTGACATATCTACAAACTTCTGGATAACAGAAGCAATATCAATCATACCTTTATTGCTGGTCATTTCCCAAGCTTGAGTATAATATTTTTTCTTGCTGGAAAAGTTTGGAACCAACTGCTTAAGGACTCCGTTTTTAGCTTTCTTGTATGACAAAAGACTTCTTACAGGCTCAATACCATTAGTACTGTTTTGGATAACAGAACTACTTTCACATGGCATAATTGCTGATAAAGTGGAGTGTCTTAGGCCAAATTCCTTAATTCTTCCACGAAGACCTTCCCAATCCATTTTGTATTCAACCTTAACAAGATCGTCAACAGACTTATTGTACCAATCAATGGGGAGAAGTCCATCAGCATATTTAGTTTCATTGAATTTAGGGCATGGTCCTTTTTCTTCAGCGAGCTTGCACGATTCACTAATAAGGTTATACTGGATCTCTTCCATGATCTCATGAACAAGAACGAGTGCCTGTGGATCATCGTATGTTAGTTTATTTTTAGCGAGAAATCCCGCAAGGTTGGTGACACCAATACCAAGAGATCTACGATTCTTTGTAAAGTTTTCTCCAGCTTTAACTGGATAATCTTGATAATCAATGATTGCCTCAAGAGAACGAACTGCTGCGGCACATGCTGTTTGAATTGCTCTACTACCCGTCATTTCAATTAAGTTAATTGCCGATAGCATACAAATACCGATCTCTCCCTCTTCATCTTCAATCGAAGTGATTGGTTTTGTTGGGTGGAGGATTTCCTGACAAAGATTACTCATCCGTACAGGAACATTCCAAGAACTGTGTTCATTGGCGTTGTCAATATTCATAGCATAGATTCTACCAGTTTCGAGTCGCTCACGACTGTAAATCTCAGCAAGCTTGACGGCAGGAATCTTCTTTCGGAATAGTAGACCTCTTGCGTTTTCGTACTTCTTGTACAGTTCTTCAAACTTTTCATTATCGCCAAATGCCTCATAAAGATCTGGCACTTCATTTGGACTGAACAGAGAAATTGTTTCATTAGCGATCAGTCTCTCATAGAATAGCTTACAAAACTGCACAGAGTAATCAAGCTTACGAACTCTATTGTCGTCAGTTCCAGCATTGTTCTTTAGCTGAACAACATCTTGAATCTCATAATGCCAAAATGGAATGTGAACTGTCGCACTCCCGCCGCGAATACCGTTTTGAGATGTAGACTTAACAGCACTCTCAAAATTCTTCAGATATGGAATGAGTCCGGTGTGAATGACTTCGCCACCACGAATCGGAGAATTAATTGGGCGAATACGACCAATATTCAGTCCGATACCAGCACGGCGAGCCGTGTAGCGACCAACAGCGTGTACTGAAGAGAAGATACTGTCAAGATCGTCGTCAACATCAACCAAAACACAGCTTGCGAACTGACGAATGGAAGTTCTAACTCCAGCCATGATCGGAGTTGGAAGGTTGACTTTGAACGTTGAGTATGTATCATATGCTTTTTTGACAGACTTAACATCGTCAAACAGACACATAGCAATTAGCATATATGCAATCTGTGGTGTTTCGTAGATAACTCCGGTGGATCTGTTCTTGACAAGATACTTGTCAACCATCTGCTGAAGACCGGAATATGTAAACAGATCATCTCTATCATGTACAATGTGCGATCCAATCTTTTTGATATCGCCCTCGCTCCACTTCTCTAGAATCTGAGGATCATAGATTCCATTATCGACATTCAACTGAATTTGATGTAGAAGACTGGGAGGTGTTGTTGCGTGACCCCAAACATCTTTTCTGAGGTCCATATTCAGCAACTTGGCGGCAACGTATTGGTAGTTTGGATTATCTTCTGAGATTAGATCGCTAGAAGACTTGATCAAGATCTTATGAATATCCTTAGAGCTAATGCCATCAAATAAAGAGAGTCTTGCATTCATTGCAATTTCAGAAAACGACACTCCGTTTATTCCGTCAGTCGCCCATTCTAAAACCTTATGGATCTTGTCAACATCGTAATCTTCAAGTGATCCATTTCTCTTCTTTATTTGCATTGTACGACTTTCAAAATATAGGGATAAAAAATACCAGCAGATTGCTCCGCTGGTTAAGTTGTACTAAGTTTTATTATGCTGTCAACTAATCTGTTCGTAAGTAAATGGAATATCTGGAAAGTTGTCTAATTCCAAAACCCCACCTTTGTCGGAAAAATGTACACCAGAAAGCTTGATAGAAAATGATATAATTTTCTTGATTGAAATAACAGGCTGGTTTTTTGGAAAAGAGACAACGACTGATGTATCATTTTTTTTAATATTGATGTCAGTATCTTTATCACATTTTATCTTAAAACCTCTTACTGAAAATCCATCCTCAGAAAATATTTGATCAACTATTTTGAATATTTCATCAAATGTCATTGCTGATACGCCTTGAGTTTATTCAATACAAATTCAGCAGTACATCCTCCAACCCAAAATTCTTTGAATTGCCCATTAACCTCTATTACAAACTGTGGTATGCTAGTGCTCTTAGTTAGTTTTACATTTTCTGACCATCTTTTTTTATCTTTATCAATATCTACGACCTCATAATTAGAAAAACTTTTTCTGACTTTAGGAAGTTCGTTTTTCTTAAAAACCTGACAAGGCCCACACCAAGAAGCAGAAAATATAACCAACTTAACTTTTGCTTTTAGAAGTGCATCTAAATCTCTCATTAGATTAGATTCTATAGTGGCTACATCCTTTTCACATCCACAATTAACACAGTCACATCGGCCATCAGTGCAATTACATGTACCATTATTATAGCACTTGCAGTCAGATGATTCACTGGTATTTTGGTCTGAAGATCCACTTTTGACGCAATTACATATACCATCACCTTCGTTAAAACACTGACATGGCGTTTTATGTCCGTCGCCATGAATCATGACTTTACTTCCGTCGCAGTCACATTTAGTTACTGGATCTGGTGTAGGAGGATCTGGTGTGTCTGAAGATTCTGTTGATTGAACAATAAATGATATATAACCTTCATTTTTAACTTCGTCAAACTGAAACACATTTCTGTCGTCAGCATTTAATACAAACATATCAAATGGAATAAAAGAAATTAACAGTAGGACTAATATTGTTATAGATTTTCTATTCATTAGATTATCCTTGTGTTTAGCTTATTAACTCTTTTTTCGAATCCATCATAACCACTGTACGCCCAACAATCACCAGTTTTTAGAATTTTTCTTTCGATATCATCTGCATCAACCCAGAAAGATCCATCCGGTTGATTATTTCTTTTTGGACCTCCATTCCATTTTCCCCAACTATTTTGTACTAAAACGCCAGGTCTTTTGTAAGCATCGTCAACACCAAGAATACACATTTGATGATGCCATGTACCTTGAGGTCTAGCGAATCCCTCTGAATCTCTTCTTGATGAAAATCCTTGGCTACTTGCTATAGTAACAGCATAGCCATTAGCAATTAAATCTCTAACTTCATTATAGCTTCTTACTTGAGATACCGTAATAACCGGGTGGTCTTTGACAATTTCTACAAATTCTTGAGGTAACTTATATCCTTTTCTACCCCAAGTTCTGGCTTTACTTCCTGAATAATTTGTTAAATCAATATTTCCATATTGTGCTCTTGGCAAGGCACCATATTGATTTACATATTTTGCAGCCCAAATACCAAATGAGCCATCACTATTACCAAGTCTACCTTTGCCAATAACGTTTCTACTACCCCAATAAATATCTTCAGTTGATGTTCTAGCAACCCACTTTTCGTTTTCACCCTTTATAAAAATATCCACACATTTGATCGCATCAACAGCATATGCCGCACCATGAGCAACACAGTCGCCAATAGTTTGCTTTCTTATTGGAAAACTTCCGGAAACCTTTTCGATGATATCGTACAGTAACACCTTTTTGTTTTTGCCAGAATCCTTTTTTATTTGAGAATGAATATCCGAAAAAACAGGAAATGGGAGGCTTTCCATCGCCTGCTCCACTTCCTGCGGGTCATCAATCCATCCACATAAATCGGATAGGTCACTCATATTTTGTAGCCTCCGCTAAGTCTTTAAATATCTTAGCAAATTCTTTTCTTTCTTGGTCGGTTTTGAGATCTTTGGGTATATCATACTCTACGCTTACCAAATAATCAGAAACAGCATCCGTAAAATCGGAATACTTATCTCTTTCCCAACCATAACTTGATTGTACTCTGCCAAGTATCGGGTCGAATTGAGAAGTATTAACCATTGTCTCACATTTTAAGAGATATTCTGCACCACCAGAAAATAGTTTATGAATTAACTCTTTATCTTCTTTAGAATCTATTTTAGTAAATTCTTCTTGTACGAGTTTTAATTCATTACTAGCATCATTCTGAATTAGCATTGCTTGATCTGACTTCATGAGCCAAACCGAGCCAGCTATTATCATGGCAGCAACTGAGATAACTAATGAAGTTGAATTATTTTTATCCATCTACATTTACCTCTTTTTCATTTTTTGGCTCAACAGCAATGCTTTTTGCTTTAAAAAGGAAGTTGTTGAGGTCAATAACATTACTCAAAGCTTCTTTAGAAGCTAACTCATCCGCCCTCGTTCTTAAATAGGAGAGACACATGAAGTCAATAAGATCTTTGTTGTCGCTATTGAGTAGTTGCTCAATTGAAGTAATTTTAGTCATTTTCACTTTGTCCTTTTTAATGCTAAATAAACTTTTAAAACTAGCAGATGTTAGCAATATATATATTCCACCGACTCCAGCAATACCCATCTGAACAAAATACTGAATATCAGCAACATCTTTGTCTACCAACTGCCAATATCCAGCCATTCCCCCAGATACTAGAATCAATGCAAGTCCTATCAAAGCATTCATTCAATCAACCTTTCTTTGTGTTGTCCTTAATCCATTTAATTAGAGAATCAAGACCAACTGAAATAATTGGAACAACAAGCATACCTGTAGCACCAAGATCAAGATGTCCAAGATTATCAGCAACATATGTTAATGCTGCCGCACCTCCGACAAGTACTGCATTTTTTACTAAATTGGCTACATCCGCTTTGTTTAAACTAAAACTTTTTGAATTTTCCATTTTAACCCCTTTACTGATCTAAACCTAAAACTAATATTTTGTAATTTACACCAGAACCTTGATCGTTCAACTCAAAAGCCTTATTGCTAGCAGTAACAACGGTTCCAGTGTACACATCATTGTAAGAAAAAGAAGAATATGGTTTTACAACAAGATTACCAGACCCACCATTGAAAATATTTGTGAAAGCATTCGTGCCCGTGGCGGTAACTGTAAAATCATATCCTTCTGTGGTAGAATCATTATAAACTGAGAAGTGTTTCACTCCAGAAAAGTTTATATTTTGACTCGAACCAAAAGTAGTTTGACTTATTGCTTGTAAATCAAACTCGACCGTCCCGCCAGATGGCAGAACTCCAGTTATAGACACTCCGTTAGTTACTTGATTATCTCCACTGCCATAAGTATAGGACGAAGATAAATTCTTTGAATCCGTCAAAGAAGCAGATTCTCCAGCATTCGTCTCTGTTAGAGTGAAACTGGACTTATTATTATATGTTGCTGTTATAGATAGAGCCATATTATTGTTCTTTCAATTCTATGGTTCCAACTGAAATTCCATTGGGAATTCCAATGACCGTTACGTTAACGTTAACTTCTTTACGTGACTTTGTCAAGACTGAACAAGAAATATATCTTTCAAATATTTGAGTATCAGTGGGGTCATTTATTTTTGAAATAAACTTTTGACGATGTGTATCTTTTAAAGCGTCTGGAATTAATGAATGCAATGATTTACCAACTATTTCTGATTTGGTATAACCTAACATTTCCAACGCTCCATTTGACCATGCAAATATTTTACCTTCATAGTCTACCCCAATAAGAGTATTATTTGAAGTATTGATTACCTTTTTTAATAATTCTTGATCATGTCTATTATCTATTTTATCAATACATTTTTTAGTCAAAGATATTTCATGAGACAAATCTTCTTGCAATACTTGCGTTTTTTGCAATATAGTGGATACATTTTTTATAAGTACGATGTTTAACGCAGATAAAATACCAAACGCAAAAATTAGACTAAATACTAATATATTTACGACATAATTATTGTTGTGGCTTCGAGACATTTTCAATCCTTATCTGCAATTTTTCTAATTGATTTTGAATCTCCATATTCTGCTCTAGATTTTTTCTATACATTTCATCAAAATCATCATCACGTCGTTGTATATACTGCAACCATTCCCCTCGCTCACTTTGATGCCTTTCTTCTATTGACGGTATGTGTTTTACCACCAAATACCAAACAAGAGCACCAAAACCACCAGCGGTTGCTAATTGCACGAGAGGTTCAATCCAAGATGTAAAATCACTAGGATTATCATTCATAACTTGCCTCCAAAAAACAACCCTAGACTCCGGATGAAGCTGTGAATTTAGATCTAGTCTAAATAACTTTCTAAATCCGGATATCTAGGGTTTCAATGATAATTACTTACGCACCGGAACGGGCTTTGTAATCATCTTGTTTTGCATCAATCGCACCGTACATGTAAGCCAATTCACCAGGAATGGACTTGTATGTTACGAATTGACCTTGATCTACAGCATCAGATGCATTGTTTGTAGGCAGCTTGAATGTAATATCTCCAGTAGAAGGTGGAGTGCTCCAGTTTGTTCTCTGACCTGAGATTCCAACACCTCTCCAATATCCGGAGCGATGTGCAGTTGTGAGCAAAGCACCTTTAGCACTATCAGTAACATTATTCTTAGGACGATTTCTTGGAATACCATTGATTTGAAGAACAGTATTTGATTGATTGTTGATCTTAGTTGTAACAGTTCTGATAATAAACTGATCTTGATCATAAGCAAATGTACCACCGGTATCTGCTTTTTGAGCACTATATGCGTGTGCCGCACCAGATGCTTCAAGAACTAGAACCCTTCTTTCTCTACCATCAATAGCATTGTCTGTCAGATTGAAGGTTTGAGTGATAGGCCCAGCAGTTGTGTCAGTGGCAGATGTAATACCAATGACTGTTCCACCATCAGCTTTTTCTGTTGGTGAAGAGTTATCACCAGTTGTTCCGTAAATAATTGTGTTTGGGAGTAAAGCCATTTTAATACCTTTCAGCTTTAATTACCCTGTCCTGTTTTTCCTAAAAATAATGTTCCACATCCACTATATTTATACACCTCTAAACATTGTCACAGGTGATAATATTTCCATTTTTTAGGTTTTTTAGTTTTTTTAATTTTAGCTGGTATTCAGCATCAGAACCAAATTGTTTTTCGTTGATAGACGTTACAGATCCGTCAGAACCTATAAATACAGCCCATTTTTCAGAGTCTTTTATAGACATGTGAATTTCGTTGATTTTTTCCATTAAATTAGTAAAGTGTAGCTCAACATTTTCATTTTCTACGAACTCAACGGGATCTAAGTTAGAACACAGTTCTTTTTGAATTTGCCATCTAACAGAGGAAAAGCAAAACATTTTCTCAATACCAATTGCAAACCTGTATTTAGACAGCACCTTTAGACATCCTACACCGTGAATATGATTATCCAAGATATGGAATTCATTATCAGTAATTGGAAAATTAGTGTGTCCAATCCAGCAATCAAACATTCTAACAGCACAAAACTGGTCATCTGGATTCACAACACCAAATGGTGTGTTTATTTTATTGGTAAATAAGTCAATTGGGAGGATCTGGTCAAGCTGAGGTCGAACAAATTCCTGCTCATCTTCCTCATCAAATCCATTCTCAATATTATCTCTTATTTCTATTTCGTCATGTATTTCCTCAAGAATATATTTTTCCCAACCTATTTTTCTTTTCATGGCAGCACTCCTTATCGGAATTGACTTGGTTTAACAACTGGATTGCTATTTTTTTGAAAAAGTCCTATAGATTGATCCTTTTTTTCTTGTTCATCTATTAAAGAGAATAAAATGTTGATTATGTCTTTTTCTTCCTTAGAAAGGTCTTTGCTTTTGAGTATAATATCTCTTAGTAAGAATTGACCCTCTGCGGAAAACATCGTATAAAGTAGACTTTGAAAGTCTGAAAATTCTTTAAAATCCGACTCTAGATCCACCATGCCATTATTATGTGAAATAGTAATTTTTGTCATTTTCTACCCTGCATATTTGAGAACCTATATAAATCCATGCTTTTTTTATTAAATTTCACAAAACTTCCGGTATCCTTACATCTGGTTGAATTCGTAAAAAGATTGAAGTATATTTCAGTTCTTTCTTTGGTGGTTTTAATAGTCGAGAAGCTTTTAAGTGCAAGCGTCTCATCTACGTTATAGATGTGCCTGTCTAATTCGCTACGTAAAAGTGCCTCAAAATTACAAGGATGTTCAACCTTTACTGATGGAAGGTCACTATCTTTTTGCATAAATATCAAAAACGCACCCTCATCCCAACCGTTGTGACTCAAGATTCTCAACACCAGATAAACATCCATTATACCAACCCTCCTAAATACTGTATTTTATCATGAAGTATCGATGTTGAATTTTCCCATGTAAATTTACTGGCGGATTCTACACCTGCGGAGTTGACCTCTAATTCACCTTCCTGCCTTCTCTTGTGTACAGAACGCATGTATTCAACCATCTGGTCTACTTCATCAGAACCAATCTTTCTCCAATCAAATTGACCATGAAACCATTTTCCATCGTTAGCTGGTTCGTATCCACTATTCATTTCAACAAGCATAGAGTTTTCTGAATCACAGAACTCAGTATGGGCAGTTGCATTTGTAATAATTAAATGTCTGCCACATCCTAGTAGTTCTAATGCTTCTAAATTCCAACCTTCAGCTCTTGACGGAAAAATACCGCAATGTATTTGTGACATAATATTATACACCATATTTTGCGTTTTTTGTCGTCCAACAAAGACTATTTTGTCTCCAAGTTTAGTACCTTTGAAGCGGTGAATCCATGCATCAGTTTCATCCTGATTCAAGAAAAAATTATGAGGCATCATAATAAGTGCAACATCATCAGTTTTTTCAAATGCTTTATTGAATATGGCAGGTAGGATGTCGTGCCCCTTCCTAACCTCAAACTTACCAAAATTACCAAATACTGTAGTTCCACCTTGTGGTAAAGGACAAGGCTTGAATATTTCTGGATCATAACCAAGTGGAACTACATGGGTACGTCCAATTTTATCTGGAATATTGGATTCAATAACCCCTTTTGCCCATTCTGATGACACAAACAAATAATCTGGATTATTAAGGGAATGAAGTTCTACATCTCTAAACTTCTCAAGCTCAAAGATAGGCATTCCTATTCTGAGACCTCTTCCGTAAAAAGGATTGAGATCATGTTGGTGCCATATACGTAAGCATGGTGCGGTATAAGAAAAGTCCCAACGAGACATAGCCTTCTCTAGGTGTGGGGCTAAGTTCTCGTCGGGACTATTTTGTCCAATCGGAATGTGTCTAAGGTCATATCCTAATTTAGAAAGTTCCTTAATGAAGTAAGAAGACACATACCCGTAAGATGTTACGTTGATTGGGCAATTTATGTTTAAGATCATTCATCTTTTTTCTTTTTTATAGGTTCAATCTTAGGTTCCATTTGCCTTTGGATTTCAGCTACTTCTCTTTCAAGTTTAGCTTGTTCTCTAATGAGTTTCCGCTTTTTGAGAAGTTTCTGTTTTACCCTAGCTTCTCTAGCTTTTTGCTTTTGAAACTTCTTTCTTTCTTTAGACATCTTCTCCCCCGGATTGTTCCTTTACATAAAGTACTTGATCAGCCTTTACCAATATTGTCTCTGAAAAACCGTATTCACCACACGAACGAATTTCAATACAGTTATCAGTTAGACCACCAGAAAAGACCTCATAAAACTGGTCTAATAAATCCCTAGCTTCGTCTGGAGACAGATATACCGATATTTCACGATTATCCTTTAGAGCGATAGAAATTTTATTATACTTCATTTTAGAATCCAGCTTCAGCTTTTACTTTTCTTGCGAGCTTAAGCAAGCTATTTGCATACACAACAGATACACTTACTTGATTACCTTCTTTGTTGGTAAACTCTTCAGTAGCGAGTCGTCCAATAACCTGAACTCTGTCGCCCTTTCCAACTTCGTGGTACTCAAGATCGTTAAAGACATAGCCAAAAAGCTTGACATCAATGAAAAGAGTATCTTCAACTTCACCTCTTTTGGTGTTACAAGCAACACGGATCTTACCAAATTTTCCACGTTCAGTTTCGATAATGTCTGGATCTCGCACCAAATTACCAATTAATCTTACTTCGTTTGTTAATGACATTCTAATACCTTTCTACTATTGTAAAATCCACCGAAATTAAAAATCCGTTTTTTACAGAAACGGACAGGGGTGTTGCCACTCATTACCGGACTACCGGCCAGAAAAACTGTTTTAAAAAAAGTGCAATATGCCATCGGAATACGTCGTGTTTTTATCACTAATACCTCACCTTCACCTTAGTTGGTTCGTCAGCGTCTAGCGTTTATTTCACGATAACTACGGTATTTAGCCCCCGAATACATTAGCCTTCTTGTATTAGTTGAATACTGTACTCAGCATCTTACCTCGAACAATCTGAGCATGACCGCGATTAGACTGAGAGTAAACAGCCATAGCAAGTTCTTGACTCATTCCAAGACGACGAGCAGCCTGCATTGTGCCACGCTTAGTGTTTGGGAATGTTCCAAGACCAGATGTCAAAGCAACTGCTGTTACTGGATTGACGGTGACACCTCGAACTGCACCGCGACGACCAGTACCAACCAGACGGTTGTTTGTGTAAGTCCAAGAAAATCTAGAACTTACGGTTTCCAATGCTGTGAGAAATTCTGTTTGATTCATGTTTTTACTCCTGAAAAATTTGAAAGTGTTTATGTTGTATTATACCGAGATTGAACCGAATTCTAACAACCTTTTTCGGAAAATATCCAACCGAAAGGTCAAAAAGATGGGTGATATTCTGATTGCTAGGCTATAATCTAATGTCACTTGATGGTTTGTGGCTTACAGTCTCTGTTGACAATTCTAAACTATCAGTTCTGTTGGGCGTAGGCGAAATAAAATCAGCTAAAGAACCTCCAACGGTATGAATTTCCTTCTGGTTGTGTGCAGGCACGTAAATATTCATACTAACCTTTCAGAACTTAAGAGACAGGCGTAAAACGCTTGTCTTTTTTTTGAAATTTCATTTTCGGCTCTCAGCGATTTAATTTAATATCAATAATAAAAACATTCTGTAGTTAACTTTTAAAGACTAAGGAATACTTACTTGTTGGTTAGTTTAAGATTTAAGATCAGTAAAGGGAAGGAAATCCCAAGGATAATATGATTATCACCTCCCTTTAATGAACATGGTCTATGTGGTTAGTTATTTCTAATAATATAAAAAGGACAAAAAAACATGATGACAGAAAAGGCAAAGGTCGTAGAAAAACGATGGGGTCGAGAAATCTGGTTTGCTAATAATGAGGAGAAAGATTATTGTGGTAAGATTCTCGAAATCAAACCAGACAGCCGGTTAAGTCTACACTTCCACATGATTAAAGAAGAACATCTTTTCAACTTGGAAGGAGATTGTCAGGTCACTTATCTAACAAGAAGTGGAGACACAATAAAATTTGACCTTCAGGTTGGTTGTTCTTTTCACATTAGACCTGGACTTGTTCATCGATTTTCTACAAAGAATGGTTGTAGACTTTTAGAGGCTAGTACTTTTCATCGTGATAGTGATAGTTATAGAGTGCAACGATGAGCCTATCAATAGAAGATATTTCGTGTTGTGCAAGGACCGATTGAAGATAGTACATTTCATCTTGACTCAGATAGTTATAGGGTATTTATATGACATGCTTTAGTATAGTTTTGGTTTCTAGATCCAGACCGTTAATGATGTTAGACTTATACAAGTCAATAAAAAATACATCAAAACTTGATAACGAAATACTTATAGGTTTAGACAACGATGATGATCACTTAAATGATTATATAAAAATATTCTCAGAAATTGAAAATGTACAGTTGTTCATAGAGGAAAGAAACTCAAATCTGCACACTAGGATAAATCAATTATTACCTCATGTTAAAGGTAAATATATATTTGTATTAAATGACGATTGTAAATTGATTGAAAATTCTTGGGATAAATACTCTATAGAATTGTTAGATTCTTTTGGTGATATAGTATATGGTAAAACATACGACAATAGTATTGATAGAGTTAGCAATACCTATGCCGCATTTCCTATTGTTTCAAAGACGGCTGCTAAAAAACTAGGCTTCATAATGGATGAAACTTTTGGCAATCATGGCTCGGACGTTATGACCTATAGAGTTTACGAGGGTGCAAATAAAATCGTTGATTTGCCCGGAGTTAGGATTGATCACGTTCTACACAATTCAGTAGATGCTTTGCAAGATAGGAAAAGAGATAAAACAGCAGTCGATATGATTAATAGAACTTTTTCTGATGATAAATTTTCAGTTGATAGTCTTTTTAGTATTGATACCTCAAAAAAATCGGAGATGCTTAAATGAAATTATTAACAGTATATAATACTTGTGGTATAAAAGGTGTTGAAAATGTATATTATTATATTGCTGCATTGGAAAGTATTTTTAAACAAGAAGGTGTTGATCATGATATTGTGGTTTCTGCGTGTTTAAATAAAATTTCTACATTACAAAAAATAAAAAACAAATTTAAAGACATAAGAATAAATTTAATAAATGATGCAGTTCCTGTTAATGTGAGCTTTAATCATACTTGCGAAATGTTTAATGATTCACATGATGCATTTTTGTATATTGATTCCGGCATAATTATGCCTGATAAATTCACTATAAAAAAAATGATTGACAGGCTTGAATCTGGACCATATTCTATGGTTTGTTCTAATGTTAATAATGATGTCGGCCAGGCTGTTGAAGATACACCCAATTACGATAAAGGTGATGGTATACTGACTGATGATGTTGGTTCGTTTGTGTCAGTAGGTTCGTCTTTAAACTTGCATTGTCAAATATTTTCAAAGCAGCTAAAAGAATTTTATAATAGAATTATTCCCGACATCTTTGCTGGACATTGTACTGAGTCAGTACTATCTTTCCTTTGTGCGGCATTAAAGACAAGATGGGCTTTTTGTGATGACGTTTTAGTTTTTCATGCGATAAATATGGATGGGCAAAGTTCCGGTTTCGACCCTTTAAAATGGATGTATGAAAAAAAGAGACAAACCTATGATCATCCATTTGTTATAGAGAGCTATTTGGATAGATTCACAAATCAATATGCAAAAAGTATAGGGTTAGGATTTGAGGAGTGTCGTAATGTTGTTATGCACGACAAGGAACAATTTGACGACAATTCATTTTGCATAAATGATGATCTTAAATCTTATATAAAACAAAATCTATTCCTCAAGAATAGTGAATTTAATTATTCCAACATAAGGAGTACAGTGATATGACGCAGACTTGGCTTCGAAACGAACATGTACGCTATATGCGTATTACAGATAAAAATAAATGGTGTTGGGATTATAAGATTTCAATAGTTATACCAACGAGAGGAAGGGTTGAGCTTCTTAAAAATTGCTTACTTTCTATTTTAGATAAATCTTTTAAATCTAATAGGTTATTTGAGATTATACTGGTTATAGATTATGATGATGATGAAACCTTAAAGTTTGTTAAACAATTTTCAGATATTTTTAAATTTAACTGCCCAAAGACAAAGATGCAGCTAAACAGTCTTTCGGTTATACTAACTGAGAGATCTGAATATATGCAGCGTGATTATAACAATGTTGGTGCCAATGCCGCAAAAGGCGATTTGATATTCATTTTAAATGATGATTGTGTTATAACAACAACTAATTGGGATAAAAAACTTATAGATTATTATATTGAAAACAAACCTGATGATGATATTATGTTGATAGCATGTAGTGATAATACACATGACGGTGAAAGTTTAGATATCAAAGGTCAAGTAAGAGATAATGAGACTCATGGAGCATGTTTTCCAATTTTTACAAAGACTTTTTGCGATATATTTAACGGCGTGTTTCCTCCAGAATTCAAGATGTGGTGTGTTGATACGGCCATGAATTCATTATTTAAATCATTTGACAGAAAGTATTCTTTTAAAGAATTACATATAGACCATATTAGTTATCATACAAAAACTAGAGAGCCGGATTCTATCAACTATCATGTAGCAAATGTCAGTAACTCTGCGGTGCCACCAGCTAACATGCAGTATTATTTAAATACTGTGTCTAAATATATAAAAAATGATTAAGGATCTTTAAAATGCATAAACAAGAAATAGTCAATTTTGAAAAAGAAATACAAAATCTATATGAGGATGGAGCTATTCGTGGACCTGTCCATCTTAGAGATGGAAACGAACAGCAGTTAATTGATATTTTCAAAGATGTTAAAAATGGTGACTATGTCTTTAGCACATGGGCTAATCATATTCATGCATTATTGAAAGGCGTGCCTCCAGAAGCTATCAAGAATAGAATTCTAGAAAGTCAGTCTATGGCTATGAATTTTCCACAACATAGATTTTTCACATCAGCGATTGTTGCTGGAATACCGCCGATTGCTATAGGTACTGCACTATCATTAAAGAGAAGTGGATCAGAAGATAAGGTGTGGTGTTTTGTTGGAGATATGGCTTTTAGGACTGGTATATGTCATGAATCAATTATGTATGCTATTTCTCACGACCTACCAATTACTTTTGTAGTAGAAGACAATGGAAAATCTGTCGGGACTCCTACACAAGATAGTTGGGGTGAAGTAAAATTGGACAAACTGCTTGAATTTTACAATAGCTTGATTGGTAAAGAGTCTAGTGCCGATATAATATACTACCAGTACCTTCTTTCCTATCCGCATTCTGGAACTGGAACTTTCGTGTCTTTTTGAGGGTTGCGATGAATTATTTAGAAGAAGTAGATAAAGGTATGAAACTGCTTGCCAAGAGTGAAACCACAATTATTGGCCAAGCCGTTAGCTATAAGGGACATGCAATCACAAGGCAGGCCGCATTTTGGCCTGAAGATAAACGTATTGAACTACCTGTGGCAGAAGAGATGCAAACAGGTATGGCTTTAGGTATAGCTATTGCAGGTGATATTCCCGTGTCAATATATCCAAGAATGAACTTTCTAATTTGTGCCGCTAATCAATTACTGAACCATTTAGATAAATGGGAATTGATGGGTGGTGGAATTCCACATGTTATACTTAAGGCTGTTGTTGGTAGCGAATATCCATTAGATCCTGGACATCAACATAAAGCCAATTGGTCTTCTGAGATTAGTAATATGTGTGATAAGGTCAAAGTTCACAATCTTATTTATGGACATCAAGTGTTTGATGCCTATAATGATGCAATCAACAAAAAAGGAGTGCATCTAATTATAGAGCATGGTGATTTGTATTAGAGGTTGCTAGATGACAATAAAAATAATAACAGAAACCAAGCATATCGATAATAGAGGTTCTCTTTACACTACATTTACAGATTACGATTATGATATTCAGTTTGTTCAGGATAAAATCTCTCAATCTAGATATGGAGCAATTCGTGGATTTCATGGAGATAATAAAACCTACAAACTCGTCACCTGTATCTACGGAGTAATGCAGTTTGTGACTTTTGACATAGAAACAGAAAAAACCACCCGTTATTTACTAGATGCTAATAATAAAGAAGTTGATTCTATTCTTGTTGAACCGGGACAGTTAAATGCTCATCAATGTCTGTCAGATCAATGTATAATGAGCTATAAATGGAGTGAGTATTATACTTCTCCAGAAGATCAATGGACTGTAAAATACGATGACCCAACTATAGATGCTGACTGGTGTGATACCAACTATGTGATTTTGTCTCATAGAGATTCTACGGCACAAGACTTTTTGTCACAAAAAGAAGAAGGTGTATTCTCATGAATTTACTGGTTGTATGTCCAAGTTCAGCCGGATTATACCAAGATCTTCAAACTGACTTTTCAGCTAAAGAAACAAATATATGGGCGGGACTTTTAGCAAATGCTGTTAGAAAAGAACATGATGTAGTCATCTATGATATGGAGATCGAAAGACCTTCTGAGTCTAAATTCATTGATGACGTGAATCAAATAGATCCTGATCTTGTATTATTTGTTGTTACAGGTCAAAACCCTAATGCATCTACGGCAGCAATGGATGGTGCTACAAAAGCATCATCTGTGTTATCGGGTCAATTTAAGATAGCATTTGTTGGACCGCATGTTAATGCTTTGCCTGTTGAGACCCTCCAAAAGCATCCGGAAATAGATATTGTCTTTACTAACGAAGGTGTTTATGCTCTTAAGAATCTTTTAAAAACAGATTTGAAAGACATCACTGGAGTTAATGGAATAGCCTATAGAGATAATGGAGAAATAAAGCTCAATTCACCAGAAAAAATTGTGCCTCAAAATCTATTAGAACAAGATCTTCCGGGCGTAGCATACGACCTCATGCCAAAGCTTGATAACTATAGAACATCGCATTGGCACGCCAACTATCAAGATGATAGATCTCCATTTGCCAGCATCTATACTAGCCTCGGATGTAGTTTTAAATGTAACTTCTGTATGATCAATATTATCAACAGGACAGAAAATGGTAGTGATAAATATGCTGGAATGTTTAACAAGTTTAGGTATTGGTCTCCAGAATTCACCATAAAGCAACTGGACTACTTAGCGGATAAAGGTGTCAAGCACATAAAAATAGCTGATGAATTATTCCTAAATAATCCAAACAAACATGCTATGCCATTGTGTGATTTAATTATTGATCGTGGTTACAAATTTAATATATGGGCTTATACTCGCGTCAATACAGTCCGTGAGCACCATCTTGATAAACTTAAAAAAGCTGGAGTTAATTGGCTTGCAATAGGTATCGAGAACGTCCGTCAAAATGTTAGACAGGAAATAGAAAAAGGTGTCTTTAAAGATGCAGATATTGGTAGTGTTGTAAAGATGATCGAATCTGCTGGTATACATGTAATTCAAAACTATATTGTAGGACTTCCCGGTGAATCTGCTGATGATGCTCGTGCCAATCTGGAATTTGCTTTAGATTTAAAATGTGCCGCATATAACGTCTATCCATCTATGGCATTACCGGGATCACAATTGTACACAGATGCTTTTGCTAACAATCAAGAGTTACCAAAGGAGTATTCAGAGTTTGGATTTCTTAGCTATGATTGTTTTCCTCTTAGTAATGGAATAATGACCCGCGAAGAAATGTTAAAAATTCGTGATGAAAATTGGATGCTGTATCATAAAAATGACCAATTCTTGCTTGCGACTCAAAATCGTTTTGGTAAAATGGCTGTTGACAATATAAGAAATATGGCATCCGTAAATATTAAAAGAAAACTATTGGATTAAATAAGGACTATGTAATGGACAGAATAGAATTTGGTGAATTGAGAATCGGACAAAATGCTCGAAGAAATCTTCTTCATGTGTGTGATACTAATTGGGCTAGTGGTGGTCCAAAAGTAAAAGACCTTGAAGACAGATGGAGTAAACTATTTGGCTATAAAAGAAGTGTTGCCATGAGTTCTGGAACTGATGGTGTGACAAATGCCTGTTTGGCACTATATGACCTTAAGGGTGCAACTAGAGGTGTCAGCGAGGTTATTGTTCCAGCATGTTCATTTATAGCGACATCAAATGGTGTTCGTGCCGCTGGTCTTATTCCAAGATTTGTTGATGTAAAGAAAGAAACACTAAATATTGATGAATCTAAAATTGAAGAGGCAATTAATGACAACACAGTAGCAATCATGCCCGTTCACACTATGGGTCGCATGGCCGACATGCACACTATTTGTAACCTTGGTAAGCGATATGACCTGACAATTATTGAAGATGCTTGTGAAGCTCATGGTGCCGTATTCAACAATGGAAATGTTTCGGAATATGTTGGTAACTGGGGTGATATGTCCATCTATAGTTATTATATTGCACACTTGGTTTGCTGTGGTGAAGGAGGTATGGTATCTACTAATGACGACAATATTGCGGATGTTTTGTCCTCAACAAGATCTCACGGCAGACCTTTCAATTCGATTTACTTTGACCACCAACGAACTGGTTTAAATTCTAAAATGAATGACTTGGAGGCATCAATTGGCCTTGAAGCCGTTAGTGTCTTTTGGGATACTTTTTGGACAAGACACAAGTTTATGAAGACGATGCGTGCGGCAGCAGAAGGATTTGAGGATGTTGCTTGGTTTTCTGAAGAAGATGATGAGTGTATAAATTGCCCGCATGGATTCAGTATTACTTGTAAAGAAGAAGGTAAGATAGATAAGGTTAAAGAAACCTTTGACAAATATAATATTCACCACAAAAGGAACTTTGGATGTATTCCAACACAGCATCGTGCTTTTGAAGATATGGGGTATTATCTTGGTGATTTCCCAAATGCTGAGTGGATTGGAGATAATGGGGTGCATATTGGATGCCATCAGTATCTAACTGAAGAAAATCTTGATAGAATTTGCACCGCGATTAAGGAAGGATTGTCATGAATATTTTAATAACTGGTGCGGGAGGGTATATTGGAGCTAAGCTAACACAGTTCCTTGCCTGGAAGCAACACAATGTCGTTTGTTTTGACAACTTTTTCTTTAATCACAAAACCTTGGTTGAGGATGTATTTGATAGACCAAACTGTAAATTATATGAAGAGGATGTTACTGAATGGTCTGACAATCTAAAAAGAGAAATCAAAAATGCAGATGTAATATTTCCACTAGCTGCACTTGTTGGAGCACCTTTGTGTGACAAGTTTCCAGAAGAGACTTTGGATTTAAACCAAAATTGGTTCAACAAACTGCTTGACTATGTCGATAATCAAGTTATCATCTATCCAAACACTAATTCTGGATACGGAAGCACAGGAACTGACATCTGTACAGAAGAAACACCATGCAACCCCCTTTCTTTATATGGAAAAACTAAAGGAGAGGCAGAGCGGATTCTTCTGGAAGATTATGACAATGCTGTTTGTTTTAGACTGGCGACGGTTTATGGTCGTAGTCATAGACAACGGATGGACCTGCTCGTGAACAACCTAGTGTATTCTTCAATGATCAATAGAAGATTAGAAGTATTTGATGGGCATTTTCGGAGGAACTATATTCATGTAGATGATATTGTTTCTGCTTTTACTCATGCTCTAGATAATTTTGAATCTATGCGTGGAGAAGTTTACAATCTTGGTAATGATTCTGTTAACATGTCTAAGCTTGATCTTGTAAAAAAGATATGCCATGAAACACGGGCTGTATGGGTTGAGGTTCAAGATAAAACTGATCCAGATAAAAGAGATTACATTGTTAGTAGTCAAAAACTATACGACACGGGTTTTAAACCAAAATACAATTTAGACTATGGAATTAAACAAATGATGATGGTTTGTTCTGAAAATTGGAAGAACTTTGCCGATGTCGATTACATGAGTATGTGTAAAAATTATTAATATTTGGAGAAGTTATGGTATATTATAGACTTGTTATTAAAAAAGATGAAAATGGAATATCAGCCTCGGAGATCGTAAAGCAGTTTGTGGATGAGCAGTCATACAATGACATGGTTTGGGATAAGCCGATTATATCTCATGAGTTTGATGGAATGCTCCACTTTATAGCATTAGATCCTTCGTATCTTGAGGCATTCTTAGCAGGAATGCAAACATATGTAGAGTTAACCAATGAAGCGGTATCTTGAGTGTGAATGTATTTTTAGTGACTTCTGCGAAAGACATGTTGAATCAAAAACCATTCACGAGTATAGGAGATGTAAATCTTCTGACTTTTACAGAAGACAAAAAGATATTATGATTTATGGGTTTACACTAGATAATCTCTCTACAGAAGAAGGCATATTTGTAAAAAATATTCAATCAAATCTAAAAAGATTATATGATCTTAAACAGAATTTAAGCAAAGAATATACAATATCTCAAGATGATTTATCAAATACAAAGTTGTACGTATTAGGTCATAGTCAAGCAAAATTAGATTCGCTACCTAAGCTTGAATATACTCAAAAAATTAATCTTGAAACACTAGATTATGGAAAGTATTCAAAATATGCTGTTCCAGAACTGTGTGAAAACAGATTCTACTTTTATGACTTTGAATGTCCAGAAACAGTTGGGACAGTAACTTCATCATGGAGAGAAAAGTACGTAATACCTAATGTGCAAATTGAGAACTTCTTCGACTGGGAAGAATCAAAGGTGTTGTTCAGCAATCCAGATGAGAATATTGTGCTGTGTGCTTTTTATGCACATTTACAAAAATACGAAAATCAGAATAAATACTTTGAGGATTTATTGTATGATTTAGGACTGCAAGATTTACGCAATGTAGGCGTATGGGCGAATCAAATCATCTGTAAAAGGGAGATATTCCAAGAGTTAAAAGAATTCATGATAGAGGCAATTATCAAGCTCTTGGATCTACACAAAAAGTGTGATCTATTTTCAGGCCCACAACACCCCAAATTTAATCTAGTAAGATACAACAATAGAGGTTTGGGGTTGCTTGCTGAAGAGATATCGGCACGATGGTTTTGTAGCCGCGAGGATATTACTACCATAGAGGTCCAAAAAATTAACTCTAGTTGGTATCACTAGGCCACTTGCCAATTGGGCATGATGAACTCCTCCATTTAGCTTTTTTATCTAAAAAGCATCCGCATTTAGCACATCTTCTATCAGTACGCATATACTCACAGCCTTCGCATATTTTGAGTCTTTCTAAGTACTGATCATCAGAGACAACATTTAACCCATCCTTTACATGTGCTGCTGTTGCCGAGGCAAGATTTTTAGCCTGCGTCATCATACTTGGAAGAGGTTTATCTTCTTTCTTTTCAGGTGTTTGTGGCTCTTCCTTCTTCTTTTTGCCTTTTATGCAATTTACAAAACTCTGTAGCGGCCCTTTACACTTCTCCCAAAGATTAAAGTATTTTATATTTGTTTGACATAATTTATGTAAATGTGCATTCTTATTAACTTCATGTCTATTACAATATCCGGCCAGAGGACATTCACATGGTGTTTTTTTGTCCATCAATATCTCCAATCACTTTATAAAAGCTTTCCTGTTTCTATCTATATTATAGAACAAATCGTAATCTTATTTATACATAAAATTAATTTTAACTCTGTGTTAAGTTTATCAACAGATTACTATCACTACAAGTTTGGTATCTGATCGCAGCAGAACATCCGCATTCTGGATTTAAATGTACTGCACCATTAGCTTCAAGCTGATAGTTTTTATAGTCCGATGTGCCAACAGCCGCTGAGTGTCCAACACCACTCCAGGCATATCCACTACTTAAAATATTACATATAGTTGTTGTTCCTTGACAGCATCCACTATCGTCGAATTTATCATACCCACAGCCTTTATTGGCAAAACAGCAGTCAGTTGCGGGATCTAGTTCCAAAAAGTTTGTTCCTAAATATGTGACACCATCACACTCCCATGCCCATCCAGTAGATGCTAGTTCTGTGATATATAGTGTTCCGCCAACGTCAACAATATTATTAAACTCAGAAATTTCATCTGCCAAGGTTGTTGTTCCATCACAACAACTCCACGGAACACACGTACCGAAAAAGCAGGGTTCGCAATTTGGAATATAATGATTAAAGTCGGGACTTACTTGTGCTGATCCACCAACTATAAACATATCATCAACAAGTTCATCGATAACATAGGCACCAGTTGTGCCTGTCTGTACGTCACAGTTGCCTCCTGAGTCCACAGGGAATTCTCCAGTAGCAATAACTTGTGCTACTGTTTTGTATACTTCAACACAGGTGAAAGAATCTGGTTGATCTTGTCTTGGACTAGCATATCCGCAAACTGTATCTTCACAGTCTTGACACACAACTGGCTTAGTCATCCCTCCGCAGAATTCAGAAGGAATATCTGTGAGAATATAGTCAAGATTAGTTGGATCATCGTTTGTGTTTTTTCTTCTAATGTTTGAGGTACAGCAATCAACATCGACCATAATCTTAAACGGATTAAGTAAACACTCGTCTACACCACTAGCAACTGATCTTTGTAGATAATAAGTAAAGCTGGTTTCTTTGTTGTTAGCCCATGTTTTTGGTGCGTGTAGTCCAGCCGCTATACTTTGATCAGAATGCGTCCATACTGGAATACATCCAGTTGTTGGCACAATACAACTCTTCACATCGTTCAATTGCCTAAAATTATTTCTGTCAATACCCATTAAAGGAAGAACGTCCTGAACAATAAGTTCTGTATCATCAATACCAATACCGCCCATCAACTGCTGTTGAATATCTGTATCGCAAGTATCAATGAATGGAGCTATATTTTCAGTTTCCAATTCAAGATCTGTTCCGCTTAAGTCTTGATACCCATCATGCCAAGGAGAAAAAGTTCTCGTTGCATTTGCGGTACAAATTTGCATAGAACCAAATCTTGTAACGATAGTTCCAGAAGCGTGAGTTCTTCTTGGAAAGAACATTTTATTACAATAAAGTTCGGCACCACACGATGTTTGATCTTGTAAACAACTATGCCGAGCATTTACTGCTAATGTTCCAGATGTACCAACTGGGCTAAAAAATTCACCACTAGAAAAAATTCCAATATTTGTAGAACCGTCTTCAGTTGTTGGACATTGAGGTTGATATCCTCCAGCGGCATCACTTAACGCAAGATTGTAGATATATGTACCATTTCCGGTAGTGAATCCAGACTCATAAAACAAATTATAATAATTCCATAGTACATCACCACTTGGATCAACCGGTTGATTTGTGAATAGAAAATCTTGACCAGCATGTAAACCTGTAGGCTGACTAACTAGACATGGTAAACCTGAATTCCATGCTGGAGTTACGCTATCGGCAGGGTTAGCATAAGCAATAGATTCACAGCCACTTTGTGCTGGATCACCTTCGTAGTATTGATATCCGCCATACGCCTTAGTAAAACACTGTAATGGACCTCCTCCATCAGGTGTTTTTAATTCCTGCCAAGTTCTATCATGGGTATGATATTCTCTGGATACATGTAACCTATATCCATCACCTAAATATCCACTAGATAAACACTCTACTTTACTGACCAACATTATCTCAGGATAGCAACTTCTTCTATTAACTTGTATCCCAGAAGCTTCTTTTTGTGATCCACTTGGGAAAGGTATTGGATAACTACAAAGACCAGCACCAACATTAGCATTGTCAGCACAATCTTGTAGCTCACAATCATCAGGAGTTAAACCACAGCCTTCCGGTGCGTTTTTCTTTTCCGGCTTGTTGATATAGTGTAAAACTCCAGATTCAAATTGATTAATACCCTCGCTTTTCCATCTACAAGCTGATTCAGAAGTAGCCGAGTATGGACCATATCCAATAAAATCATAATCTTCAATTCCATAGATGATTGGACCAACAACCCCAAAATCTCCAGAAAAGGAAACAGATTTTATTAGAGGATTAACACATCCACTACTAGTATTATCTGTTGATATGGTTCCACTGGCGGCACAAGCATCCCAATCGATAATTCTGGCTAGCTGTTCATTACAGTCGCATGTACACGCACCTAAATAAGACCTGGGTATTTCACTGATATCGTAATCTCCACAATTACAGCATACATCTGGACATTCGCAAAAAGATCTACCGGCTGGTTGGCCGGAAGCACACTGAAAACCACCTGGACAGCCAACAAAACCACTCGCACCATATGCATCCGGACCTATACAGCCATATTCTATCACGGAAAAATTACATCCAAATGCGTTATTCGCTAAAAGCACATCATTAACATAATCAAATCTTATATAATCTTCTAGTTTTGCTTGAGTAACGCCATCTGTTCTTATTGCATGTTCTGGAGTTATTTCAAACAGGTCAGCATACTGATCATGTACTAAAACAAAAGAAGTATCTAATTGTAAATCAGTATCTGCGGATGGATAGTGATGTTGACAACCTATTCCGTCAGCATCAGGATTAAATATCTTATAAATAGGGTTGTTGTCTGTGCCTTGATCTATATAATTAGCGATATCAATATATCCACTTGGATAAGGTTTAAATAGAAACTCTAGCATTTCTGGACAAGCTAATCTCATCGAAACATAAGTCGTATAAGGAAGTCCATCTCTAGTTCCAGCAGTGATATTACCATCAGTTTCTATAAAATTATCTTCCCAATTCCAACCAGTAAGTTTTACAAAAGAGTTAGCGGTATTCCATGTGGAATAACCAAGTAATAAACTTTGAGTTCCAGTTCCATATGCAAATATTGGTTCTAGAGTAACCGAATTACCAGTTGCTAACTGACAGGTATTACCCGTATATGGATTTTGTAAATTTTCTACATAATCATCAAAGTTGTCAAAAATTCCACCACTGCCCTTGGCTTCGCATGGTCCTGGCCATCCACTCGCACAAGTGTAGTTTATAGGAGCTTCTCTTATGCCTTTGTATAAGCAATAATTAAAACCATGCTCTCCAGTAATTGTGTTGTAGCTATATTTGGTATCCAAACCTTGTAGTGTAGCAGTTATTGCTGTTTCCTCCATTTGAGGAGTAACACATTGAAGGCAAGAATCGTCGTGGTCAATTTCAATTAAAAAGGGAACATTGTCAGTGGGCCATCCACTTTGTGCGGTTCCACATCTATCAAATGACAGATAATTAAAACTTTGAGACCCTCCGCAGTCGGTGTAAGAACCACTGGTCAATGTATTCCTAAAATATGGTGCTACCAACCTTCCTGATTCGTCGGCCACACCCCAGAAAGGATAATTACCAGTTCCGATAAAAGGGGGATCTCCTCCATCAGCTTGACCGCTAAACATGACATCTGGATTTGAGAATTCCCAATATACTGGTTCGTTGTTTCCAGACCCCGGTGTTGTATTTCTAGCATCTCCTTGTTGAATGAGCTGACTAAATCCATTACTGATAACAGACATTCTGTCATCTTTTTGCTGGCCGCATAAACTTCTCATGTATCCATAAGTTGTGTATGGTTGCTTGATATTACAAACCCAGTCAAATGTATCAAATCCACAGCATGGAGGATCTGCTATACCGCACTCATTAAATGCTTGGTCTTTTTGGAACTTAGGTTCTTGACACCCATACTCATCTGGATATAAATCCCATTTAGGAAAGCTTGGGAAGGTTATTGGTGATGTAATATATTCCCACTGAGGAGAGTTTACACGTCCGTCAATGCTGTCGCAATCACAAGGAACTTCCGGTTTGATCATCGCACCCCTGGCATCGTCCAGATTGATGAACATATTAATCTCAAGACCAGCAAGTCCACTTCTTAGTTGATCTATATTAGTTGGTAGTGAATTATTCCAATCAGCAAAAGGTAGACCACTTGAATCAAAGTTACATGTATCATAAAAATTAGCACCACGATAAACAAAAGACATTCTTGGAATTCGTTGGGTATTCCATTCTGTTCCGCCACCACATCCGTTAAAAGAGTAAGTTTGAGTGATACAGCCCGGAAACATATCCAGAGTATTACGCTTCGTAGCACATGTGAAATTTCTACCTATTTCAAAGTTTCTTTTTTGATCACGTCGTGTATTTAGGTCGTATAAATCCACTTCAAAGAATGGACCGTTGTATGGCATTTTTCTTTCATATACCGGAACATCACCATCCAACAACACTGTTCCATCAGTATCAACTGAAGGATATGATTTATCTGTTCTTACTGTGCCACTTGCCACAGTCGGAGTAATAGAATCAAATGGTGCTATAAATCTATTTTCCGGAAACCTATTAGATTGCCTTAGATTCTTCGCGTTGTTGAACGCTCTACCAAAATCGTTGTGGTAGTTGGTATCAAGATTTGCTCTTTTATAGGTATTGTCTACCCCGTAAGCAAAATTACTACAGCATGTTGATGGGTCATAGCTGTTGCCCATAACCCATGTGCCGGATTCGTTGATTGGTGTGGTGAAGTTTTCCTGACCAAAAGTTCCGGCAAGAAAAACTCTTGTGCTACTGCCTTGATCAGAAACATCAACAATCTTAAAGTGGTTGCTATAAGTATCATCTAAACCATTAAGATCAAGATGTATTGATCCTCCACGAAACAAAGCATCAGCAGAAGTGCCATTGTAAGAAACATCAGCATATGCTAAATTATTAACAGCGGTGTTTCTGACGATTTCGTTAACTACACCTTTGTATCTATCTACAACACTGCCATCAGGTAAACATGAAGGATAATCACCTAACGCTCTATATCTGAACGGATCGTAGTTTGAAAGGAAATTTCTATGTCTAATTAATGATTGTTTTGCTCCAGTTGGTGCAACTCCTGTTGGTGGAGTGCCAGAAGTACAAACCGATGCCACGGTAATAAACTCGCCAAAGTTTCCAGAGTTTGGAGTTTCTACGTCTACGAGCCTCCATGCACCAGTAGCATTTTTATAAATACCATCGGCAAATAAGATCTTGTTTCCAAGACCAAAGTTTTCTGGGTATTTCTTGAAGATCTGAGTGGGATCATTGTCGTCGCAGGACGCTCCATCGCTAGTTGGTCTGCCGCCATCTGCACTTTGACCAGCCTGTTGGTCTACCAAATAAATCTCTGCTCCACCACGTTCTATGCCATCTTCATAACCATCAGAACCATAATGTATAACACCAGTGGGTGTATAAACAGATCTATAAAATACATCTGGTCGTTGCTCATTAGCATATGGACCCTGAGTGACCATTCCGCATGTTTTTGTGGCAAAATGGTTTTCATCATATCCATCAAAGAAATCAAAGTGACCATCATTAAAAAATGCCCACCCAGAAATCAGCACGTTTGTTTCATTCGATCCAAAACCCCAAAAGGTTGGGTTGGCAATTAATTTCACGTTCAGATGTTTAGGAAGACCAACATTTGCAGTTTCCTCTAAACAGAACTGTGTTTGTATACAATCTGAGCCGCACGAATAGCAGCCTTCGTAAATGTCTCCAGCCATTATATCCTATTTCCTATTTTAGAATGAATTGATGAGAGTAGTATCTTCACCACACCATTCACAAGTTTTAAAACCTTGAGTTTGTATTTTCATACTACATGTTTGTAATAGTCCAGCATCACATTCCACATGTGTAACAAATTGTTGTGATTTAAATTCAGCTTGTAAAATCCAATGTATTGGTAAGGATTCTGTTTGTACCGTAGCATCGTTAGGATATACATCTACTGAACATGATGCATTGTTTGGAAATCCAGCAGATGGGGTAAGTGTTCCACCAGTTATTTCACCCCCAACAACTGTTAAGGCAATATCAGTACATATGTTACATCCACCAACTGGAACAGCAAAGGCACCAAAAGTATACCCAGTTCCACCATCTACAACGTTAATACTAGCATTGCCACTGGCGTCAGTAGTTAATGTAACAACGCCATCTTGTCCAGTACCTCCAGTAAAACTACCAGTATTGATCTTCTTCTTTCTTCCGGTATTGACTGTAAAGGCTAGATCTCCAACATCCAAATTTTGCCTTAATGGGTTTTCGATGAGAATCTTTTTGTTTTCTATAATTGTTCCGCTGCTCTCGTGTCTAGGAAAAGTTCCCGAAGGACATGGGTTAGAAACATGTCCACAGTCATGACAGTCTTCTGACCAACTATTATAATAGTCCCCGGCACCAACAGCATCTCTAGTATCTCTAATCACAAATGCTTCGTAATAAGGAAACTCTAGTCCAGCAAAATCTAATTGTTCATATACGCCAGTATTGTCTGGATTTCCAGTATAAGCAACATATTCCGCATCATAGATTGGATCATCAGCGACAAATGTTCTTTGTACACTTGGTGAATTTCTTGAGAATTGAGATCTGTTATAACTTCTATCTACTTCATATGAAAAGTTTGGAGGATTGTATGTATTTGTGACCTTGACGAGTGAAATAATTGTTGTATTACCACCAGTCCAAACACCTCTTGCTTCATCCCATCTTAAATCAACTGGGCCAGATTTCCATACGGCAGGGTTCCACATAGCTTCTGGATGAATGTTGGATATTCCATTGATAGTAGCATCACCAGTTGGAACCGGATCTCCATCCGTATTGTATCCCCAACCAGTCATCACAAGCGGTGCTCTTAACCCAACACCTCTAATGCCAGAAATTTCTGCTGTGTGTCTAGCAAAGTGATCTCTTTCGAAAGAATATGAAACCGGAGCACCTTTACCAGATGGATAAATACCTGTAACTTCTGGATCGTAAGGATTGTGATTCAAAGCAAACGATATGCTGTGACCACCACTTGTCCAAGGATCATCTTCAACAAAATCCGAAGTACCTGACACATCTATATAGGTTGTCAGATTATCGAATGGGTTAAATGGATTTAAAGTTTTGCTATTAGGATCAGAAGTGTTTGTAGGATTTGTCCAAGTTGGCAAGAATGGACCCGCTCGACCAGAATCAGAATGTGTAGAGTATGGTGCAAAGATACCATCCAGACCTATTGCACCCATACTGTTCCAGGGGTGAAAATCAGAATTATTGCCAGTAACATCTATAAAATCCCTTGAACTTTCCAAGAAGGAATCGTGATCAAGAATACCAATTGATACAGACGGAATAGCACTATACACTCCGGACATAATTGGAGAATCGACGCCGGTTCCAATAATTGTACCCGTAGCCTCAATATTTCCTTGTGCCCGAAGCGTAGTAGCGATTTCACCAACAATTAGAGAATTATTTCTTCTAATATTGTTATAATCAGGTTCTTTATTTGTAGGCATAATGTCCTTACCTAAATTTAATTTTCTTGATCTTATTAGATATTTTAGACAAAGTTTTTTCTATATCTCTATTATTTTTATTAAATCTAGGAGAAATAGTTTTAAAACTGTAAGACGTATCTATGTTTGAATTGCTAACATTGACACTGATATCAGTAACTTGAGGTAAACCATAAAGAGAGTCGCCAATCCTCTTTATGGCAGGTGCTCCAGGTATTTTTATACTTCCTTCTTCTACAGCAAATAAAGTGAAGTCATCTATTGCGTTTGCTCTACCCTGTGCAGCTAGATTTAAACCTTCTAGTCCACTTGTTTGTGATAGCGTGAAATCTCCAAATTGGCCAAAGTTTGTTGGAATTAGGAAGTTTTCTGGCACCAAAGAATCATCCTGCTCGTATTCAATTTTGCCCCTAAATGCAACAGCATCTACGGCGGTAATCCAAGGTCCATAAACATGTCTATTGGATATTTGTGCATAACTTATAGATTTTGGAGTTATTGCTATTGGGGTAGGATATAAATTTGTACTAATTTTATTTTCATTAATTCGAGGTTGCTGTGTAAGTCCTGAACCTGGACCACTTACCGGACCTTTTGATGTAGTCATATGGGAGGAGCTAAGTATACCCTTTAAATCTTCCTTTCCTATAATTCCAGTATCCTTTACGGGCGGTAAAAATACTTTTCCTGTTGAGCATTTAACATATGCAAATTGAAACCTACCATTGTCTTCATAATCGAGACTATATAGACCACTTATTGTAGTCTCTAAATGTCCAGTGGCTGTGTGTATTGGTAATAACAATGGGTTTTTGAGTCCTGGCTTTGGACTTCCAAAACCATCAAGAAATGATTCGCTATAATTATATACACCAATTCCTCTTGGTATGCCACTTGTTTCAACTTGGGTTGGTCTTTCTTCAAATCCAGGACTTATATTTTGTGTGGGTAATTTTGGCACTCCGCTAGCATCCCACTCAAAAATAGGAAATCCAGCAGTTCCGCTTTCCCAAGTGATTTGATTTTCATATTGACCAACGGTTATAGGGCCTAACTGCTCGCTTTTATAGGCTTGACCGGAATTGGCAGCATAATATGTAGGAATCCCGCTTTCATAATAATAAAAAGGTAGTAAAGTTCTATCGTAATAATAATCATAAGCATACGGAAGAAAAGAATACTCATTTCCTATAGATTGAGGTGCTGCATGAATAATAGAAACACCAGAGTATTGCGTAGTACACAATTGATCTAAAGAATATTCTGAAAAGTTAAACACCTCTTTGGTCTTATTATCTATAAGGCTGTTTAATTGTTGGATATAAGCCTCATCATATGTTCCGCTATTTGCATTACCTGTATCAAAAACAAAATTAAAATCATAGTTAACAAATGGTGATACTGTGCCTCCATTTATAAACTGATTAGATTGCGGAATTTTTCTCGGATAATAACTCGAAGGTTCAACATAAGCAGAATCAACTAATTCCCAAGAACGCTCAAAGTTTCCAACAAGATTATTCCCATCTAAATCTTCTTTGGTTTTAAAGTAAGGAACTGGAAGATACCAGCTTTTACCATAATGAGTATCTCCAATCGCTTTTATTTTTTCGTGAATTTTAGGAAGCAAATCTCTAACCATATTGCTTTCTGCTACGCCACAACTTAAAAGAGTTTCTGAACCATCTTCACCTGGTTCTGATACTGGCGATCCATCAGCATTTTTGCTAGGTATTTGGTCATATGGTCCAATTTGCTGTTGTGAGTGCGTAAAATATCCCAACTGAGATATACATTCCCCAAATGCTGAACCACCAGCAGAATTATACTTACCAGCAGCTCGCTTTCTTTTATTTTGTAATTCACTTGTTTGTTCCACCTCCGCACCTGGTGATGTGTTTAATTTAGTATCAAATACTTCGTAACAGTCAGGATAATAGTATTCTCTTAATAAATCTAATTTAGCATATTTATAGGCTTTCATAAACTCCAGCCATTTATCAAATGCATTTGCATTAGTTGACCCTATAGCTATTCTTATTTCATACATAGATGCGGCATATACACCTCTATGAAAAACCCCTTGCACGTTTATATCCCCAACAATATCTTTCATATCTATAAAAATGAAATCATCCATGTCAGAGGGGTCTAATTGAGTTGTAACTACTGGAACTTTTCTTAAAGAAGTTTGTTGTATCCCAAGAGGATCAGTTTCAGTATCGATAGTTGTTGGGTCTATAGCATTCGGCAGTATGATATCCCCCCAGTAACACTTTAAGTGTTTTTTGGGGACTGTAACTAGCCTACTTTGTTTACCACCGGTAATAACCTTCATTATTGTAAGATCATTTAGTTTGATGGATATATCAGAACTAGCAATTTTTAAATCATCCAGTTTGTCGGAATCCCAATACTCTGTAGCTACTGGAAATTTTCCACCATTGGCGATGGATTGAGTTCCCACATCTGTAAATCCCTCATTGGCAAAATCCAATCCTTTAGAATCTAATGGATCTGAATATATACCGCTGAGTTCGGGTGTTGCTAATCCATAATCGGAATTACTGATGGGGCGTTTACCTGGGTGAATACCAGTATCATCTACGCCAGTCCAATATACATCTTTTAAATCTGGAACTTCTAAACCTATTAAGCTATAGGCAATATTGCTAAAAGGTTTATATTGATTTATAAATGAGTTCTTGTCAACAGTCTGAATTCTAATTGTTCCACCATATTTTCCACCGGTGGTGCTAAATTTATTAGTGTTTAATCCAGTCCAGTTACAAATGGCAGGTTGGGTCCAATTAGGGTCATCCTCTTGTAATGTTGGGTCTCCGATACTTGTATCAGTATATAAATCGATATAGCAATAGTATTCTAGATTAGCCTCGCCACATATATCTGCAATTATTTCATTCAAGCTCTTTGATGATCCACCAACTCTATATTGCGGACCCAACCTATCCTTTACTTGATTATAAAAACCAAGAGCGTCAAAGTGATAATAATAAGGTATAGCTTCATCATCTCTATTGATATTGTAATTATGTCTACCAAAAAGAAGATTACCACCCTGAGTTTGTTGTCTTTGACTATCGCTAATAACTGGCAGGTGATTTATACCTACATGCAAAGCATACATTAATTTAATTAAAGGTATTCCATCTTCACTTCTGCCGGAAAAACCATAATCCCCGTACAATACTGGATCACCAAAGATATTATATTGAAAAGGAACTCTATATAGAGGATCTTCATTTTCCAATAATCCAAAAGTATTGATAAGGTTTGAAACATTCCACCAACCACTTGCACTTGGTGTATTATCAGTAAGGATATTAGAATTTCTACTGCCAAATTCATAAATACCAGTTCCGCTAAAATCTGACAATCCTTCAATGGAGCCTCCAAAACCTAAAAATCCATCTAATATAACTTGCGTTGCAGAAAGAATAGTCAAAGGACTTGTGAGCTGTACAGAATATGTTTTAGAGGTGCTTGATGACCTACTAAAGGAATCAACCAATCCAATGTACTGAAACAGAACATTATCGCTGGTATCCTTTAGTTCAAACAAATGGGGTGATCCAAGAACTGGTATAACCAGCCTGTCACCATCAGCTTCATCTTCTATGATTTTAAAACTGAGGCTACCAGCTTGTGATGACCAATCAGCAGATACACTAAAATCTATAACGGTACAACCAAAAGCCTTAATAACGGCCAAATCTGGTTGTGCTCCGTCTGTAGAAGTTCCAAAAGGTTGTATGTCAGACATTAATCAGCCCTCTCATAGGTCCATTCAACATTGTAAGAATAAGATCTTGATCTTGCATCCCAATCCTCAGTTGGTGCTGAGTGGAAACATTTCCCATTTACTACACTAAAGTTAGGATCATTAACTGGATTTGCAGCTTGGTAAATCAAGTTGAATTCACCGCTATTTGTTATACTTGGTTTTTGAGTTATAAACAAACTTTGTATTGTAGATTCTGCTAGTCCAGAACTTAACGTTCCGCTAGTATTAACATCGGTTCCAATAGTTGTATTCCACGTAGGAGTCTGAGTACCCATAGTCACATTGATAGAAAGGCTTCTTTTGTACTCACTTCGAGAATTTAAGTACTGAAGAATTGGTTGACTTCTACCAATAACTGGAGTAACAGAAAATATTTCACCCGGATATGTATCGTTTATTGTGATTGTTTCCGAAACACTACCCGGAATAATGTTTGGTGGACGATCATCAAAAGTAAAGCTGTAGTTGATAGATCCACCAGCAAAATCTCTTGCTACAGATTGAGATAATGGTTTTGGGTGTAACCATCCACCAGAAGCAAGAACTGCTTGGGCATAATAATATGCGTCTGGCGGAACCCCTGTTGAAATAGATTCCCAATACGTCTCAGCATTATTAAAAGCATTTCCGCTAGAAGCAAAACCATCAATAGTGTTTAACCCATTGATAGTGCCATTGACTGTTATACTGTTGATTTCTGCTTCTGCTAAACTTTTATCAACATTTATTGTTTCGATAACTGGACTAACACCGCTATAAGCAATGTATACTTCTGTTAAACCATAAGAACCAGCTTCTGCATCAACATTTTCATTGTATACGGTATTTGCTATATTGTATCCATCACCAAGTAAATTAGAAAATGTAGTTCTGATGTCAGGTAATTGACCAGACCCCAAACCAAGATATTCATAAATGTATCCGCTGGCTTGTTGCCAAGGAGCAAGGCCACTAACATAATCTCCGTTTTCATCATAAACTGGAGACCCAACAGCATTGATGGATCTGTTGATGGTATAAACTTTATTGTTTTTGGTGAAGTTATAATTATTGTCAAAAGTTAATGTTTGCTGTCCTTCTTCAGAAACATCAAAGGTCTCAGACAAACTGGTTATATTGTATGTACTTTGAGTTTCATTTTGATAGGCACTAAACTCTCCAGAATTAGCACTTGACAAAAATGTAGCATTTCTTAAATTGACGGTATAACTATTAGGTGATGCCCAATTACCGTCAGCATCGAAAGAAACATCGTCAACAAAAGCCATAAAGGAAAGGCCAGATCCTTCAAGACCAGTATCCCACCCTTGAATACTCACTTTTATTGGTTGTGCTACTCCGTTTACTACAGGGTTGGTAAACAAAGATCGAATCTTCTCTTGTTTCTTTATCGTAGCATCTAATCGGTCATTATTGCCAACTGCTGTAATTTCAGCAGATTCAACTTCTGGTGTTGTTGTCCAAGTTTCAGTGCTTAGATCTACAGTACCACCACTATAATATGGATTACCGTGCGTTTGAATTAATGTTCCTTGCAACGAAGCGGTAAAATCGGCACCAAATCCGGGCCTACCAATATTATTATAGTTCTGCTTATTAAATGACACCAGCGGGGCCGGAACCAGATAATAATCTACTGAGTCTTTTGTTATTATAATTGGCATAATAAAACCTTATGGTGTTGGTTGAGGAGGAAGATTACCAGCCGCATTATCAAAAGCGTTGGCTTGATCGTCTGGTGTATTACTGTCTCTAAAGGCCCTAGCTAATTCTGTAAATCTTTGTGATATTGTTGTGTAAACTTGTGATACAACGGCGTTTAATACTGTTCCATTGAGGTTGACATTAACTTGTGTTGTTCCTGTGATTTCAACTTTCTGTGGAGGTCCAGGAACCGGAACTTGTACTCCTGCCGCTCCCGCTCCAGCAGCAGGTATACCAGTAGGTGCTCCACCTCGTACTGGTGCTGGCCCCGCCCCAGCGGGTACGCCACCAGCGGGTACGCCACCAGCGGGTACGCCACCAGCGGGTACGCCACCAGC